ATGCCGACGACCGCAGCAACTCCCGACGACCTCAACGCTATTGCGACGAGGACGACCGCCCTGGAAGGCGTAGTGAAGGCCCTGAGCGGCCCTCAGGCGTCCTCTGGGGCTTCGTTCGTCGTTCGCCCCGAGGACTACGGCGCGAAGCCCGGGAAGGACGCCACAGCGGCGTTCAGGGCCCTCATGGACGACGTGGACAAGCGGCTCACGCCCGACGCCGGAGGAGGCGTCCCCGTCGCCACGGTGACCGTGCTCCTGACGGGCGTCTACACCGTGTCGGGCAGCATCATGCGGCCGAAGAGCGGACGCGCGCAGGGGCTCACGTTCCGCGGGCTCGGGAAGCGATCGTCAGAGATCGTGATGACCGGCGCGGAGCCACTGCTCGTGAACGCCGACAGGTGGATGGGTGTCCGCTTCTACGACCTCTCGTTCCGATCCACGAACGCCAAGGCGTCGTTCCTCTACAGCTCCAGCACAGGAGCGTGTCAGGACTGGGCGTTCACGAACGTTGAGTGGCGCGGGAGCTGGAAGTACGGCATCGGGCTCGACGGCCCGCAGACGAGCAATACGAACAGCGAGTGGCGCTTCGACGGCTGTCACATCAACGGCGCGTACGACGTTGCGTTCCTGTGGTCGGGGATGACGCCGAGCGTCGCCCAGCAAGACCAGTTCCTCAACTTCTGGATCACCGGGTGCAAGGTGGAATACGCCTCCGGCGACGCCTTCCGCTTCGATCGCGGAGGTTTCATAACGGTCGACGGTGGCAGCTTCATCATCACGGGGCAGCGTCCCGATGGCGGCCTCAGCCGCTTCTTCAACTTCCCGGTCGCCGGCCATGCGGACTCGGTCCAGCACCTCAACGTGCGCGGCGTCCGCTTCGAGCTGCGCAACGCCAAGTCGCGCGTGATCGAGAGCCGGTGGACGGGGCAGATCGTTTTCGACGGCTGCGACGACACCGCACTCGGCTTCCAGGCGCACAGTCCCGCGCTCGTGGCGCACGACTACACGAACCCCGGGATCGTCGCCTACCGCAACTGCGACCTCGTGGGCCGGCACGCGTACCACCTGACGGCCGCACCGGCGCGCCAGGTGGTCGCCTATGAGATGTGCACGAGGAAGAACAACCGGACGGCGGCCTCGTTCCTCGTGGTCGACGGGGTGAAGGCGACGGCGAAGAGCACAACGAGCGCCCCCTTCGTTCACGTCAACGACGGAGACGGGATCAAGTAGTCGGCAGCTTCACCGTGAAGAACGGCGCTTGATCGTCGGAGGCGGCGTTGAGGAGCGACACCTCACCACCCCTCGCTGCGACGTCGAGCACTACGGTGCCGGTCACCGACTGCCCCGGCTTGTAGGTCGTCTCCAGGTCGGGACCTCCCAGCCCTTCCAGCGTGGTCGCGTCCTGCGCGGCGTGGTCAGCATCCTGCCAGTTCATCAGGCCGTAGACGCTGATTTGAGCCGGCGCCTCGCCCACGTTCTTCAGTGTGAGCGTCAGCGCGACGTACTGTCCCTGTTCCGGCTCGTTCCCGTTGATCTCCTCCGCCGTCACGTACTTCGCCTTGACGGCCGTGACGCTCATCTTCGTGACGATCTTGTAGTTGCTCTCGTCGTCCAGGTCGCCGAAGTCGAAGGTCTTCGTGTCCCCGACGTTGAGCACAGGTGCCGTGGGTGAGGCGTCAGTCTTCGACGCTTCCGGGCTGGGCTCCTTCTCCTTCGCCGGCTTGACCGTGGCTACCGCCTTCGGCTCCTGGTCCTTACCCGAGTCCGAGGACGACGAGCATCCCGCTACCAAGGCGACGGACAAAACAGCAGCGGCCCCCGCCGCACGCACCGCAGCACGCATGTGAACCCCCATGAGAACGGCCCCTGACGGCCCGTAGAGCGCCCATCGTAGGGCAGCACGGCAGCGGAGGTGGGCGAATGGCGTGGGAGGGCAGCACACGACGCCAGAGGCTCCCGAAGGACTGGCCCGCACGACGGCGCCGGGTACTGCGCAGGGACGGCCACAGGTGCGTCGAGCTGTACAGCGACGGACGACGGTGCACGCAGCCCGCGACCGACGTAGATCACATCGTGCCTGGTGACGACCACCGAATGGAGAACCTGCGGGCCCTGTGCTCGTGGCACCACGCACGCAAGAGTGCGCACGAGGGCGGCACAGCGGCGGCACGCACACGGGTCAGCTCGGCACGCCCGACGGCCAAGCATCCAGCACTGGAGGACTGACCATGCGCGGTGCCCATGTGGTGCTGGAGGAGGCGGACGACACGGGCGAGGACGGAGTCCAGGTGACGCGCGTACTCGTGGATGGTCACGACGTCGGCCGACTCGCACGAGCGCCGAAGGTCGCAGTCGGCTCGACGCGCGACCGGTCGGTCACGACCGTGACGCTCGTCCTCGTGCCGAGCCGCTTGGAGGTGCGGGGCGAGCACGCGGACGGCGTCCAAGATCGATCGGGCCCCCGGGCTGGCTTCGCGGCGAAGATCGACTAGCCCCGCCCCAGGGGGGTGATCCCCTCCGGGCAAACAGGCCGACCGAAGAGGTGCTGGGCCTCTCCCCGTGTACGGGTCTGGGGGATGTGGAGCGGCGCGTCAGGTCGGCAACGGAGAGCGCCCCGCAGGCGCCCGCCCGCAGCTCCCTGACCCCCTCGCAGCTTTGGCCGACCGCTCGAAGCGTGACCGGCCACCCTGATTCTCTCAACCAAACATGCAGGTGGGAGGCTTGAAAGTGTGACCGGCCCCCTGTACTCTGAACCCATGGACAGGACGTGCGAGCACTGCGAGGAGCCGATGCCGATCATGGCTCGCTCTCACGCGCGCACCTGTTCACCCCGGTGCCGCAAGGCACTGTCCCGCGCGAAGGCGCGCAACCCGCTCCCCGTCGAGCTGACGACCCGCGACAGGTGGGTGCGTCGCAGCGCGACGAAGGTCCCTTTGACGGCCGCCGGCATGGCAGCGTCTTCGACGGACCCGCGGACGTGGAGCAGCTACGAGGACGCCGCCGCTTCGACGGTCGGCGCCGGCCTGGGCTTCGTCCTGAGCGACGGGGACGACGTCGTGTGCGTCGACCTGGACCACTGCTTGAACCCGCTCACGGGCCGTCTGGCGCCGTGGGCCGCAGCCATCGTGCGCGACGCAGGGACCTGTTACGTAGAGGTCTCACCGTCCGGAGACGGCTTGCACATTTGGGGTCGCGCCAACGTCCGACAGGGGCGGAGGATTCGGCGCCCGGACGGCACTGCCGTCGAGATCTACGGAACCGGGCGCTACATCGCCATGACAGGTGTGCGGCTCCACCACAGCCCAAGAACACTAGGCGACCTGACCGACGTTGTGGGGTCGCTGACGACCTGAACCCGGAGGGCACGTGACTCACCCACTTGCAGATGTCCGCGCTCGCGGTGCCGTCAACGAACGGCTGAAAGCGCTCGGTGTACCTGCAAAGGCGTGCGCGTCATGTCTCGTGGTGAAGTCCTCAGAGCAGTTCGCGCCCTACGCGCGGACCAAGCTCGACGGTCGCCGTCCGTCCTGCCGACTGTGCCGAAGTGCCAGCCGGGCGGCCAGGGCTGAGAGTATCCGCCAGCAGAAGCGGGCACACCACGCCGCCAACCGCGACGAGATCAATGCGCACAGGCGAGATCGGTACCCCGAGATTGCCGGGAGCGAGCGCGAGCGCAATCGACAGTGGGCTGCCAACAACCCCGACAGGGTCCGCGCTAAGGGGCACCGTCGCAGGGCAACCCTAGCGAGCGCCACCGTGGTGCACTTCAAACCGAGCGATGTCCGCGACGACTGGGCAGAGCATGATTTGTGGAACTGCTTCTTCTGCGCGGGACCGTTGACGGACCTCGAAGAAGAGCACTTCTACCCCCTGACCCCGGCGCCTGGTGTGGTTCAAGGCATGCATTCCGTAGAGAACCTTGTCCCGGCATGCCAGAGCTGCAATAGGGCGAAGGGGAACCGCGATCCGTGGGATTTTCTTTGGTCCCTCCTCGACGCCCGCAGCGGGCCGAGCTGACGGTCTAGCACGAGTAGCACTGCTGACCACGACACCAGGAGGTGCCGCTATGGCCGGACGAGGACCCGCCCCCAAGAACCCGGCGACGCGCCGCAGGCGCAACGCCACGGAACCTGAGACCGTGCTCGCCCCTGACGACGAACTCCGCGGCCCCGAGCTGCCGGAGGGAGTCCTCGGCGCGGACGAGAAGACCGGCGAGGTGTATGAGTGGCACCCCATGACGCAGCTCTGGTGGACCTCCTGGCGCACCTCCGCGCAGGCTGCGCTCTTCACTGACACGGACTGGCTTTTCCTCATTGACACCGCCCTCATGCACCACACCATGTGGGCGAAGGGCCGATGGGAGTTTGCCTCCGAAGTCCGCCTGCGCGCAGCCAAATTCGGCGCAACCCCCGAGGACAGGGCCCGCCTGAAGATCAAGGTGGACGACCCGACGGCCTCCACCACCCGCGCACCTGCGCAGCGCCCCGACAACGTCTCGGACATCAACTCCCGGAGGGCCCGCCTCACCGGATAGCCGCGGAGAGGGGGCGCCATGCCGCGCGCAGTTGTACGCGCCCCCGGACACGACCGGAACCGCTCCCTCGGGTGGCTCGCGGTGGCGTGGATGGAGCACTTCGTGGTGCACGGCCCCGGCGATGTCCAGGGCGAGCCCGTACGCCACGGCGACGAGTACACCGGGTTCGTGGTGGACTGCTACGCCGTCGATGAAGACGAGGGCAAGCTCCTCTACGACTCCGCCTTCTTCTCCCGCCCGAAGGGCTGCGACAAGAGCGGCCTTGGCGCTCGTATCGGCCTCTTCGAAGCCTTCGGCCCCGCTCGCTTCGACCGGTGGGCCGAGGGTGGCGAGATCTACCGCGATCCCTGGGGCCTCGGCTTCGAGTACGTCTACGAGCCCGGGGAGCCGATGGGGCGCCCGGTCAAGGTGCCGTACCTCCGCATCATGGCGACGGAGGAGGGTCAGACGGGCAACGTCTTCGACACCATCCACTTCAACCTGACGGATGAGACGTCGCCGCTCTCTCAAGTGCCTAACACAGACGTCGGGTTGACGCGAATCATCCTGCCGGACGGCGGAGAGATCACACCATCCACTGCGTCTTCGTCCTCGAAGGATGGCGGCAAGGAGACATGGGTCTGCTTCGATGAGACCCATCTGTACAACACGCCCGAGCTGCGGCGCATGTATTCGACGGTCACCCGTAACCTGCGCAAGCGCAAGAGGGGCGCGCAGACGTGGTACCTCGAAACGACCACGATGTTCGCCCCCGGGCAAGACTCCGTCGCCGAGCGCACTTACGAGGAAGCGGGAGCGATCCGCGACGGCCGCAAGAAGCGCGGTCGGGCGAGGCTCCTGTACGACCACCGCTGGGGTGAGTGCAAGAACCTCAAGAACGAGGCTGAACTCCGCGCCGCCATCGTTGACGCCTACGGCGACGCGATGGAGTGGATGGACCTGGAGTCGCTGGTCGATGACTTCTACGACCTCCGCAACGACTCCGCCGACGGGAAGCGGTACTTCCTCAACAGCCGCACCACCGCCTCTGACGCGTGGATGGAGGCCGACGCCTGGGCCCTCTGCCGACGCGAGGAGGAGCTACAGCCCGGCGACCTCGTCACCCTCGGCTTCGACGGATCGATTCGCGACGACGCAACTGCCCTGACGGCGTGTCGAGTTACCGACGGGCATCTCCAGCTCCTCGGATGCTGGGAGAAGCCCGAAGGTCCCGAGGGCGACGGCTGGCAGGTGGACCGCGAGGCGGTCGACGCCGCTGTGGCCCGCGCCTTCGACCGCTACGAGGTGTGCGGCTTCTACGCCGACCCCCCGCACTGGCAAGACTACGTGGACGCCTGGACGCGCGACCACGGAGACGATCTCAAGGTGAGAGCCACGCAGTCGCGCCCCTTGGAGTGGTGGACGAACCGACCGACGGCGATGGAGTCGGCCCTCGATCGCTTCATGGAGGCCGTGGACGACAAGGCCCTGTCGCACGCCGAGACCCTGGACCCGGAGCACGAATCCGAGGCCCTGCGACGTGGTGCCACGCTCACCCGCCACGTGCTGAACGCTCGACGCCGCCCGATGGGTCGAAACCACCTCGGGATCGGCAAGGAACACCAGAAGAGCCCCAAGAAGATCGACGCCGCCATGAGCGCCGTACTCGCCTACGAGTGCCGTGCCGACGCCGTCGCACTCGGCATCACCAAGCGCAAGAAGCGCTCCCGCAAGCTCAACGCCTTCTAGGGAGGTCCGTGTATGCCTGTCGCAGCCGACGAGGTGGGGTCTCCCGGGTGGTGGCTGAAGCGGTTGGGCAAGAAGCTCCTCGATGAGCGCAACGACGCCCACGATGACGAAGGTGAAGTGACGCCAGGGCTCGACACCTTGAGGAAATACGCCGAGGGACGCGCACCGCTACCCACCCTGCCCGGCGTCGATCCGAAGGAGGTCGCCTCCTGGATGAAGGATGCGCGGACCAACTGGACCTCGCTCGTCCTTGACTCGCCTGTCGAGCGCTTGGGCGTAGACGGCTTCCGCTTCGGTGGTGCCGACGACCCGGACAGCAAGACCGCCGACGAGGACGCGAACCGCATCTGGCGCGAGAACGGGATGCGCGCGGACTCCGGCCTTGTGCACTACGGCGCCTTGTCCCAGCGGCGGGCCTTTGTCCTCGTTGAGAAGGGGGACGATGGTCGTCCCATTCTGACGCACGAAACTCCGCAGCAAGTAGCTGTAGAGCATGAGCCGGGCAACCATCGGCGTCTAGCGGCCGGCCTTAAGATGTGGCGGGACGACTGGACTGGCGGCACACGAGCGACTTTGTGGACCCCGAACCGAATCTACGGGTTCACATCGCGTCGCGAGAGCCCAGCCTTCGTCCTAAGCTCCGCAGCGTTGAATGAGTGGGACGCAGCAGCACTCCCGGGGGTTCGGGACTCGGATGTCGAAAACCTCCTCAAGCTGGTCCCCTTCGTTCCGTTCATCAACCGGCGCAACCGTCGACTGAGCGGATTCGCGGAGCACGAGGACGTCATCAGCGTCCAGAACCGAATCAACCTATCGTTGATTATGCTCATCGCTGCCATGAAGTATGGCGCCTTCCGACAGCGTTGGGCCGCGGGCCTGGAGGTGGACGAGGACCCGGTAACGGGCGCCAAGATCCAGCCCTTCACGCTCGACATCAAGAAGCTGTGGACGACCGAGGACCCCGAGGTGAAGTTCGGCGAGTTCGCCGCCACTGATCTGGTCCCCTACGTGCGCGCCGTCGAAGCCGCCGTGCAAGACCTCGCCGCCATCAGCCGGACACCGCCTCACTACCTGATCGGTGCCGTGGTGAATGTGAGCGGCGACGCCCTGAAAGCGGCGGAGACTGGTCTCGTAGCCAAGGTGAAGGACCGCCAAGCCAGCTTCGGCGAGTCCTGGGAAAACGTCATGCGCCTCGCCTTTCGCGTCCTCGGCGACGAGGAGAAGGCGAGCGCGTACGACCTCTCTACCATCTGGCGCGACCCCGAGTCCCGCACGGTATCCGAACTCGCCGACGCAGCCGTGAAGAAGGCTTCGGCTGGTGTCCCGTGGCGTCAGCGCATGGAGGACATGGGCTACACCCCGCAGCAGATCTCCCGCATGGAGATCGATCGCGCGGCCGACGCCCTGAACGCCGCTCCGACGGAGGACCTGCAGCCCGCATCCCTCCAGGCCGCCCGGGACGCCCGCCAGCAGCGGGACCCGCGTACCGTGATCGGACGGAGCACGGATGACCTCCCCGACGCCGCTTGACGCGCGGTACGGAGCCGCTGTGCGAGGCGTATGGACACCCGTCCTCGGGCGGGTGGGCCGTCTGTGGTCCGGCCTCGGCGCATACCGCGACGCTGACGTGACGCGCTTCCAGCGCCAGGCCCTCCCGCAGATCTTCGCGGGCGAGCGGCAGGTGGCCACGCTCACGGCGAGCTACCTGGAACAGCTCTACAAGGAGGTAGACGACCGCGCGCGACGGATCGCCCTCGACACTGACACGGTGACGGGGGAGGCTCTGCGCGGCGTCGACCCTCGCGAGGTGTATGAGCGTCCGTTCAAAGAGGTGTGGACGGCGCTCAGCAAGGACGAGCCGGTTGACGTCGCCGTTGACCGCGGAGCGCACCGCCTCGAAACGCTGGTGAAAACAGACCTTCAGCTCGCCCGAACGCACACCGTACGGGTGGTGGCGGAGAACATGCCCCGCTTCGAGTACACCACTCGCGTCCTCCAGGGCGAATACGACTGCGCCCTCTGCATCGTCGCCTCGACGCAGAGATACCGGAAGAAAGACCTCGCTCCGATCCACCCCGGCTGCGACTGCACCGTCAAGCTCGTCACCGCTGCCGAAGACCCTGGTCAGGTCGTGGACGAAGCGAAGCTGGAACAGATCCACGACGCCGTCCGCGCCGCACTCGGCCAGGCGGACGCCGGAGGCCGCGCGGTGGATTACCGCAAGATCCTCGTGACCAACGACCACGGCGAAATCGGCCCGATCTTGGGCTTCGCCGGCCAGAACTTCACGGACCGGACTGACCTCCGAATCCCGAAGTAACCTCCGCCCGCCATGGGTAACACTTCCGACTATCCCGACAGGGGAGACCTCGTCATGCCTCGACGCACTCTCGCGCGACACCGCCACCTTCTGACCTTCTCCGCACAGCCCTGGCACCTCTTCGAGGACGACCCGGGCGCCGGAAGTGGTGGCGGAGGCGGTGTCCAGCTCAACGAGCACGGATACCCGGACAACACTCCGACCGCCGAGATGTCCGCCGAACACCAGGCGGCGTACTGGAAGCACCACGCGCGCAAGCACGAGCAGCGCGCCAACGCCGCCCCCGACGCCGCCGAGCTGGAGCGTCTGCGCGCCGCCGATGAGGAGCTGAAGACCCGCAAGGCGGCGGAACTCTCCGACGTCGAGCGCGCGCAGGCCGAGAAGGACGCCGCCGAAACCGCCCGACAGACCGCCGAGCGCGAGCGTGACGAGGCCCGAGCCGAGGCCCTGCGCATCACCGTGGCGGCGGATAAGGGCCTCACTCCCGCCCAGGCCGCACGACTCCGAGGCACCACCAAGGAGGAGCTGGAGGCCGATGCGGACGCCTTGAAGGCGCTCTTCGGCACCACCACTCCGGCGCCCTCTCCCCGCTCCGGCGGCCCGCAGGGCGGCGACGTCGGGGGCACCACCACCGTCACCGCTGGCGCCGACCGGTATCGGCAGAAGTACGGCAAGCACTGACCACCACCTCGTAGGAGGAAACATGGACCTCAGCCTGAAGGTTGAGTCTTTCTCGCAGGACCGTCGTGACTGGCTGGGGTCTGCTCACGGCACCGACGCCCCGGTCTCCGTGACGCTCGACGTCGCGAAGTTCACCAAGGCGACGCACTACCCGGACGGCTACCTCAAGAGCGGCATCCCGCTCGGCAAGGTGACCGCCTCCGGGCTCTACGGCCCGTACGACGGCGCCGCCAGCGACGGCCGACAGACGGCCGTGGGCTTCCTCTTCACCGCCCAGGACGTGGACGCGCGACGGGTCGCCTCGACCAAGGTCGTCGGCTCCATGCTCATCCACTGCTTCATCCGCGAGGCGAAGCTCCCCGTCACCATCGACGCCGACGGCAAGGCGGACGTCGCCGGCCGCATCATCTTCGTCTGAGAGGTACTGACACATGCAGCTCACCACCGAGTACGCCTCTCCGGCGGAGCTGACGGGGTACGCCCGTGCCGCGCTCCGGGACCGGGAGGAGAACGCGCTCAGCCTGAACCGTTGGCTCCCGAACGCCACGATCAACGACCTCACCTACCGCTTCAACCGGGGCGGCGGTGGCCTCATCGAGGCGGCCGTCTACCGCGCGTACGACGCCGAGTCGGACATCGGCTCGCGGGCCGGCGCTGCGCGGGTGAGCGGCGAACTGCCGCCCATTTCGCGCAAGATGCCGGTTGGCGAATATGAGCAGATCCGCATGCGGAACGTCGACACGCAGGCGGCGGAACTCCGTGACGCGATGGAGTCCGACGCCGAGAAGCTGGTCAACGCCATCGCCGCCCGTGTGGAGCTGGCGCGCGGTGACGCGATCTTCAACGGCTCCGTGACCATCAACGAGAACAACGTCTCTGCGGGCGTCGACTTCGGCCGCAAGGCCGGGCACAGCGTCACGGCGGGTGTCTCGTGGAACCATAAGGACGGCGACGACGACTATGACGCCCCGGTGTACGACCAGCTCATGTCCTGGCTCGATGTGTACACGGACACCAACGGGGAGCTTCCGGCCGTCACGCTGATGTCGCGGAAGATCTACAATCTTCTGCGCCGGAACAAGCAGCTCCGAGAGCTTGCCTTCTCCGGCGCCTCGACGGCCCCGCCCGTGCTCACCCGTGATGGGCTGAACACGGTTCTCGGTGACTTCGACATCCCGCCCGTCGAGATCTACGACGCGAAGGTGTCGGTCGGCGGCACCGCTACCCGCGTGACGCCCGAGGACAAGATCGCATTCCTCCCGGCCCAGGGTGACGCCCTCGGGAAGACGCTGTGGGGCGTCCCGGTGGAGGCCAACGACCCTCGGTACGGGCTCCAGGGCGACGGTGCCGGCGTGGCGGTCGGCGGCTACAAGTCGGAGGACCCGCAGACCCTGTGGACCCGTGCGACGTCCATTGTCCTCCCCGTCGTCGGCGCCCCCGACCTCACTCTCGTCGCGGACGTGATCGCGTGAGTGATTCGCGCTGGGTCCGCATTAAGGACGCCAACACAGACCCGGAACGACGCACTGTCGACTTCAAGGATCTGTCGACAGTGACGGCGATCACCATTCGGCAGATCCCAGCGAACACAGGCATCGCACCCGGGTTCTACGTCGAGTTTGAGGGTGTTCGCACCCTCGGACCGTACCCGACATACGACGCCGCTGAAGATCTCGTGGCGGCGCTCATCGCCCCATACTTCCCGGATCTTCCCGCCTGAGAGGGGTGCCCGTGGCCAGACTAAAGTCCTTCGTCCACGTGACGGACGCCCACGGCGAGGCCCACGTGTTCGGCCCCGCTGACGACGTCCCGGCGTGGGCACAGGCCCTCATCACGAACCCGAAGGCGTGGGCCGAGGCGCCCGAGCCGGAGGCACCTGCCCCCTCTGGCGCTCCTCGCCCGGCCGCCAAGCGCGCGGCTCCGCGGAGGAAGGCATCCTGATGACCTTCTTCGCCCAGGCGGAACTAGAGGCCATGCTCGGGCGACAGGTCACCACTCCGCAGTACGAGCTAGCCCACGAGACCGCCCTTGACGTCATCCGCGTGGAAGTGGGCCCTCGGCTCACCGACCCCCCGCAGGACGGCGTACGGACGATCGCCCTCGCCCTCGCCGCGCGGGTCCTCACCAACCCGGGCGGCGTGCGGAGCGAGCAGGCGGGCGGATTCCTCGTCACCTATGCGGACGCGCAGACCGGTGCGGGCCTCTCCAGGGACGAGCGGCGCCGCCTTCGCCGTGCGGTGGGACTGCCGTCTAGCGCGTCGTCTCTGGACATCGCCCCCGCAGAACAGGCGTCCCGGCCGCCGACACCGTGGCGGGCGCCCTCGGGTGACGCAACCCCACCGGACACCACAACGCCGGTGTCGCTTCTCTGGCAGGCACTATGAGCCTCCTCGCCCAGCTCATGTCCGAGACGTGGTACATCGAGCGTCCCGGGGAAATGGTGCGCGACTCCACGGGGTCGTACGTCCCCGGGCCGCCTGTTCGCATCCCCGTCGAGCGGTGCGCCGTGGCCACCCCGTACGGCGTCACCGTCGGATCGTCCTCCGAGCAGAACGAGGGGCAGTCGACGGTGACCACCCGGCGCGTGCTCTTCGCGCCCATCGGAACGGACGTGCGCCCAGCCGACCACATCGTTCGCGGGGACGAGCGGTACGAGGTGGTGGGTCGCCCTGTGGTGCTCCCGCTGACGTCCCTTGCCCATGTAGAGGCGCAGCTTCAGGAGGTGACGGGGTGACCCAGTTCCGCAGCACGTACACCGGTAACTTCCGGGGCATGGGCCGCCTCCTCCAGCGCCCCGCTGTGCAGCTTGCCTGTCGCAAGGTGGCGGTGAAGATGCAGGCGACAGCGGAGGCGATGAGCCCCGTCGGGAACCCGACCAACGATCACCACTCGGGGAAGTACCGGTCGTCCTTCGTGGTGGTGCCCATCGAGAAGAACGTCCCTTTCCGCGGGCGGCCTCACCTCCGCGCGGGAGCGCGCCTGATGAATACGGCCCCTCACTCCCGGCACGTCGAGTACGGCAACGGCGAGACACCCCGGTATGCGGTCCTCTCGAAGACCATCGACGCCTTCAAGGCGGCGCACCATGGCTGACGTGGAGGCGATCCTCGCGCCGTGGATCGAGGCCCGATTCCCCGTGACCGCCGGCTCCGAGACGCCTCCTGACCTGGAGAAACGCCTTCCCTTCGTACGCGTCGAGCGCATCGGCGGAAGTGACGAGCGGTTCACTCAACGCCCCCGGGTTGCTGTCGACGTCTTCACCACCACGGCCGACGAGGGACGACACCTCTCCGGTGACATCCGGGACGCACTCCTCCTCCTCCTCTCCGGCCCGGTCGGTGGGGGAGTGGTGCAGAGCATCCGGTGTGACTCCGGCCCCTCCGCGCAGCCGTGGGCGGGCGACACCGTCCGGCGCCGTGGTGCCACCTACACCGTGACTCTCCGGGCCACCTGACCACCTGACCACCTGACTTTCAGACCCGCCGCCGACGAGGTGCGCGGGTCTTCACCATGCCCAGGAGGGCACATGGCGGACACCCGCAATGCCGATCTGACTTTCGGCGCAACCGACTACATCGTCTACGTCGCGCCGCGAGACACCGCGAGCCCCGTCGACTTCGCCGACCCCGCGACCCCCTGGCAGTGCATGGGGTGGATCACGCAGGAAGGCGGCACCCTCGGCGTCGATGAGGACACCACCGACGTCATGGCGGCCGGTAGCGTCGACCCGATCCGCACCCTGATGACGAAGAGCACCAAGACGCTCCAGGTCACCTTTCAGGAGGCCATCAACCCCATCGTGCGTGCCCTCTGGGACAACGTTCCGGTGTCGTCGCTGGAGCCGACGGACGGTGTCGCCACGTACTCCCTGCCCGACCAGCCGGCGGACCTCCGTTACGCCTTCGTCCTCGACAGTATCGACGGCGACAAGCGCAACCGCCTCTTCATGCCGAACGGGAAGGTCACGGCGCGAGGTGAGGAGCAGCCGCAGACCACCGACGTGTGGAACGTCCAGATGACCTTCACCTTCTCCAAGGGCCTGGTCCTGCCCGCTGTCACTCGCACCATCGACTACGGCGGCGTGGACGTGAGCGGCTTCTTCCCCGTCTCCGGCGGGGGCGGCGGATCCTGACGCTCCTCCGCTAGTCGACTAGCGGGGCCCGTATCTGCGCGGGTCCGGGCCCCGCTGCACCACCCCAACCGACCCGCGCCGCAACGCACTTAGGAGACCCGCGCATGACCGAGCAGACCCCCGCCGAGGCCCAGGAGACCGAGGCCACCCGCGAGTACGTGACCGCCGACCTGTGCGGCACCACACTCCGCGTCAAGAACATCACGGGGTGGCGACCTTCGTACCTCCGCGCTCTGCGCGAAGCGGATTATGACGCCTGGGCAGCGGGAGTGCTTCACGTTGATGACGTCCCGACGTTCATCGACCTGGACGCCACCTTCGAGGAGATCAACGGATTCGTCGGCGCCGCCATGGAGGCCGCCGGGGAGGCCCCGGGAAAGTCCAGTGGACCGCGCAGGTCCTCCAGGACCACGCGGAAGCGCTAGAGGCTGACCTCGCGTACCGCGGGATCGACCTCCTCGACGTCTACCGAGGACGCCTCTCCCTCCGTCGGCTCCGGGTGCTGATCACACACCTCCCGCCGGAGAGCGCGACGAAAACAGCCCTACGCCTCGCGATGACGGACGAGGAGCGGGCCGCAGCGCAGGACGGAGCGGACCCAAGTGCCGCTCCATGGAGTGGAGTTGAACTCCTCCTCGCGCAGCTCCGCGACGAGCTGGTGTTGTCCCGGGGCGTGGCCATCGCAGCCGCAGGGGGCAAGCCGCCAGCTTTCCAGCCGTACCCCCGCCCCGGGGTGGTGTCCGGCACCACCTCTTCGCGCCGACACCTCTCCGACGAGGACCGCGCGCGTATCGACCCACGCCTCCGGGCGGCCAGTGAGTAGGAGGCGTGGTGCCTGATCACGACATCGTAGGGACAGTCGGTGTCGACGTCGTCCCGCTCCTCGTCAACTTCCACCGGAGACTGCAAGAGCAGATCCTCCCCGCTGCCGAGCGCGCCGGGCAGGCGGCAGGGGACCGCATCGCCGACGCCATCGGCCGACAGGTCTCCTCCGCCCTCCCCGACGCCATTCGCGAGAGCGGCCGACGTGCGCAGGCCCAGGCGACGCGGAGCGGTGACCAGACGGGCGGCGCCTTCGCGTCGTCCCTGCGTCGTCGCCTCCGCGCCGCCATGGCGGCCCTCCCGGACATCGACGTCGGGATGGACGCCTCGGGGGTGGATGCCGAACTTGCGCGCATCCGGGCTGAACTGGCACGTCTCTCAGATCAGCGCATCGGCATCGGCATCGACACCGTCTCAGCGCGGGCCGACGTGGCGCACCTGGAGGAACGCCTCCGCGCGCTGGGGGAGCAGCACCCCAACCCCCGGGTTCGCGTTGACACCGCCACTGCTCGCGCGGCTCTCGCCGAGCTGCGCGCGGACATCGACGCTGCTACGCGTTCTGTGGACCTGGAGGTGCATGTCCCTGGCGGCGAGCTGGCGACTCGCCTGCGGTCCGCAGTACAGGCGGCACAGGCGGCCCTTCCCGACGTCCGGGTGGACGCCGACACCTCTCCCGCTGCCCGCGAACTCGCGGCTTTGCGCGGCGACCTGGCGGCGCTCGGTGAGGCGAACATCGGGGTGGACCTCGACGCAGGGGCCGCCATGGAGCGCATCTCCGCCATCGAGGTGCGGCTCCGCTGGCTCTCCGCTCACGACGCCGACATTCAGGTGCGCGTGGATGCGGCGGCAGCACTCGCCCGCCTCGCCACGGTGGGGGCGGCGGTGGAGGCGCTGAACCGCCGCGAAGTCAACATCAAGGTCGACACCTCGCAGGCGGTCTCCGCGCTCCTCGTGCTGAGTGCCGCCCTCGGTGGTGTCGCCGTTATCCCGGCCCTCCCTGCCATTGCCGCCGGCCTTGGAGCCGTTGCAGCAGCCGCCACGGCAGCAGCCGCAGGGCTAGGGGGTATGGCCCTCGTCGCCGTCCCCGCCATCAAGAAGGTCTCCGAGGTCTTCCAGGCGCAGGCGGCGGCGTCCGACGAGGCGGCGAAGTCGACGGACAACGGCGCTAAGGCAACCACTCAGGCCGCCCAACGAGCGCTCCAGATGGCCTCCGCGCAAGACTCCCTCGCTCAGGCTCACCGCCAGGCAGCCCGCTCCATCGCTCAGGCGAACCGCCAGGTGGAGAGCGCAACGCGCGCCGTCGAAGACGCACAGCAGCGAGCTGCGGACCAGCGGACGCAGAGTGCCCGTGCCATCGAGCGCGCGGAGCAGTCCATCGTCGACGCTCAGCGCGGAGTGGTGCGAGCCGAGCAGTCCCTCACCGACTCCCACCGCTCCGTCACCCGCGCTGAGCGGGACCTCTCTGACGCACAGAAGTCCGCCCGTCAGGCACAGGACGATCTCACTGCCGCTCGCAAGACGGCCGCTCGGCAACTCGCGGACCTGGACGACCAGCTCCGGGACGGCCAGCTCGATCAGCGAGACGCCACTCTCCGCCTCCAGGAAGCACAGGCGGACCTCACCAAGGCGATGAACGATCCGCGGTCGACGCAGCTCCAGCGCGACCGTGCACAGCTCGCCTTCGAGCAGGCACAGCAACACCTCAAGGAGCAGAAGCAGAGCTACAAGGATCTACAGACGGCCGCCGACGAGCAGCGCAAGGCCGGAGTGGAGGGCTCGAAGGTCGTCCTCGACGCACAGGCCAGGCTCACTCAGGCACAGCGCGCGCAGGTCGACGCCGTCCAGGCCGTGGCCGACGCCCAGCGCTCGGAAGCCGAGGCCGCTCAGGGCGTCGCGGATGCTCAGCGCCAGGTGCGCGAGCAGACGCAGGCCCTCGCCGACGCCCAGAAGCAGGCGGCCCGCGATCAGGTCGACGCCGCCCAGCGGGTCAAGGACGCTCAGCGGGGCGTTGCCGACGCCGTCCAGGCCGTGGCCGACGCACAGGCGGACGGTTCTCGTCAGGTGGAGGCCGCAGAGCGTGGTGTGCAGTCGGCCCGCCTGTCGGGTATCGACACCACCGTCAAGGCGGCCACCGCTCAGGACAAGTACCGTGAGGCCCTGGCGGGTTTGACGCCAGCTCAGCGAGCGCTCTACGACTCCGTAGTGCGGCTGAAGGCCGAATTCAAGGAGTGGTCGGAGTCACTACAGCCGGGTGTACTCGCGCTTTTCACACGCGGAGTCAATGCCGCTGGGAGGACGCTACCCGCTTTCACGCCCCTCGTGGAAGGCGCAACCCGGGCGGTATCGCGTCTCTTCGACGCCGCTTCCCGGAATCTTAAGACGCCCTTCTGGCGGGACTTCAAGAAGGACATTCAGACCTCCGCCGAGCCCGCTGTCTACGGATTCGGTGTCGCCTTCGGAAACGTTATCACCGGAATAGCCGGAGTGATCGACGCTTTCTTCCCGCACATGGACGGGATCTCCCGTCGCCTGGAGGACGCCACAAAGTCCTTCGCGGACTGGGGGAAGGGGCTCAAGGGGTCGCCGGAATTCGAGCGCTTCCTAAACTACGCCTCGACGAACGGTCCGATCGTGTGGCAGACGCTCAAGGACATTGGGGGCGCATTCCTCGACGTCGGAAAGGCACTCTCTCCCCTCTCCGGGCCGCTCCTCCAGATCATTGGTGGCTTTGCCAAGGTCATTGGTGTCATCGCCACAGACGCGCCATTTGCCGTACAGGCGATATGGCTAGTCATTGTGGCGACGAAAGCATGGACGCTCGCTCAGTGGTTGCTCAATGCAGCACTCAGGGCAAACCCCATCGGTCTCATCGTCACAGCCCTTGGCGTGCTGGTCACAGCCATGGTCGTCGCGTACAAGCGTTTCCCCGCCTTCCGTAAGGTGGTGGATACGTGCTGGTCGGGAATCAAGACCGCCTTTTCCCTCGGGTGGAAGCTCGTCAAGCCGATCTTTGACCTCTGGGTACTGGAGCTGAAGCTAGTCGGAAAGGTCTTCGGCTGGCTGTACAACACCATCATCAAGCCCATCGCGGACCGGATAGGGAAGCGGTGGAAGGGGCTTTACGAGAAGGACATCAAGCCTTTCTCTGACGCCGCCAAGAAGGTGTTGACGAGCCTCGGAAAGACTGGCTTCAAGTGGCTTGCTGACCTCGCCATCCTCAACCTGAAGGCCATGGGCACCGCTATCAAGTTCCTGGCGGACAAGGTGGTGCGGCCCGGATTCAGTGTGATGCGGACGGTCATCAAGGGGACGTGGAACGACGGCGTCAAACCGATATTCTCCGCGATGCGCAAGGGCGTCAAGGCCATCAGTGACTCCTTTGACACGGCACAGAAGGCCATCGGGAAAGCCTGGGGGAAGCTCAAGGAAATCACCCGGAAGCCCGTCGCTTTCATCGTTAATACGGTTTATAATAACGGAATTCGAGCCGTTTGGCGCAAGGTGGTTGACGCTTTCGGAGGCAAGCCACTCAAGAAAGTGGAAGGCTTCGCCCGAGGCGGATTCGTCCTCCCCGGCACCTCCTCTTTCCGCGACGGGGACGACCAGCTCGTCCCGATGAGAAAGGGCGAGGGCGTCTATGTCAGCGAGGCGATGCGCGACCCGTACGAGAGGGCCCGCCTCTACGCCGTCAACAAGGCCGCCATGCGCGGACAGTCGCTCGCCCAGTACCAGGGCGGGGGCGGCGGATTCGCGCTTGGAGGCATCTTCGACGGTCTGGGCGACGTTGCCTCGGATGCCTGGGACAAGGCGAAGAAGGGCGCGAAGTGGCTGAAGGACAGCTTCGGTGGTGCGGTCTCGTCCGGTGTGAAAAAGATCATCAACCCGCTGATCAACCGCATCCCTGGTGAGTCGCGGTTCACCGACGCCCTGAAGGACACCACTCGCGCTCTGGTGGACAAGCTCCTCGGCGCCGGGAAGAAGGCCGACAAGGAAGGCATTGCGCACGTCAACTACCGCGCTGACGCGGGCGTTGAACAATGGCGCCCCGTCGTCCTGCAGGCCCTTCGAGCGGTGCACCAACCCACCAGCCTCGCCGGCTCGACGCTCCGTCGCATGAACCAAGAGAGCGGCGGCAACCCGACGGTCGTCAACAAGTGGGATAGCAACTGGCAGGCGGGTCATCCGTCGGTCGGGTTGATGCAGGTCATCGGCCCCACCTTCGAGTCCTACGCGGGGAAGTACCGGAGCAAGGGACCGAAGATCTACGGAGTCTCTGTCGACCCCATGGCGAACATCTACGCCTCGATGCGGTACGCCTTGGGCAGCTACGGTTCCCTCTCCAAGGCGTATGACCGACCGGGCGGATACGCCAAGGGCGGATTCCCTCCCGTCGGCGAGAACGTCTGGGTGGGCGAGAACGGCCCCGAACTGGTCCGCTTCCTTGCCCCCGCGCAGGTCCACGACGCCAGCACCTCCCGGGCGATGGTCCGCGGGGTACAGGCAGGTGGTGGGGCCCCCAACATCACCGTGGAGTCCCACACCTACGTCGGCAATCGCGAGATCACCGACATCGTGGACCACAAGATCAAGGTGTACGACGCCAACTCCGCCCGTCTTCTGGACAACGGACGGTACTGAACACCACCCCACGAGAGGCCCGCTAGTCGCCTAGCGGGCCTCTCCTTTGCGAGGAGGACGCATGTCCGAGAGCACCCCCGAGTCGCCTACCGAGACCGAGGACGACGCCCCGTCGGGCATCGACGTGGTACCGGCCCCCGACACCCCGTACACGCAAGACCCGGTGGAGCCGTCGCCTGAAGTGGTGCCCACTGCTCCGGAGGCCCCGAACTATCCCGCACCTGGTGAGCCCGTGGAGGATTGATGGCGTACGGCAACCTCCTCTCTACGAACGTCGCCAGCATCGAGACGGACACGACGGGGTGGACGGCGCTCACGAACACGTCCGCCATCCTGGCGCGCTTCACCGGAGGCACCTCCGGTGGCTATTGCCTCCGATGGACGGCGACAGCGTCAGGCGATTCGCAGGTAGGGACTGCCGCACGAGTCCCCGTCACCGCCGGCGCGGAGTACTGGGCGTGTGCGAGTGTCTTCCCGCCGATCGCCTCGGCCTCCGCCCGCATTGAGGTCCGCTGGTACAGCTCCGCGGGGACGCTGGTCTCGACGTCGACCGGCCCGACGACTACCGGTCCGAGCCCTGGAACTTGGTTTCAGGTCGGCGTCATTGCCACGGCCCCCACAGGCGCCACCACGGCAATGGTGGTGGTCCGGTCCACGGCCACTGCGGCATCTCAGCCGTGGTACCTGGACCGTGTCCACCTCGGCCTGACTGCCGACGCGCGCACGAAGTACAGCCTCCTCCCGTGGCTCTCCGAGTCTGCGGAGACGGGGACGAGCGGGTGGACAGCGGACGCGAACTGCGCGCTGGGAGTGGCTTCGGCTGCGGTCTCCGCGTACCAGAGCCTCGCAGTCACAGCACTCGCATCGGGAGACCTGAGCGCGGGCACCACTCCTGCGGTCCCCGTCTCCCCGGGGACGGAGTACCTGGCGGCCCTGTGGGTGCAAACGGCGACCACGGCGACGCTCCGACCGACGATCCAGTGGCGAGACAGCACGGGCGCGGTGATCGCCGCCACGTCCGTGGACTGGGCGCCGTCCACCACATGGGCGCGAGTGGTTGCAATCGGAGTGGCCCCCGCCGGGGCGGCTACAGCTCGTGTCCTCCTCACCACCACGGCGACGGCAGCGGGGCAGTCCTGGGCGGTCGACGGGGTGGTGCTCCAGCGCACACAGGATCTCGCCCAGGTCGGGAACTTGCTGCCGTATGGAGACGCGAGTTTCGAGACCTCCGTCACCGGCTGGTACGTCACGGGGGCGACGAGGAGCCGGTCCTCCGTGCAGAAGCTCGACGGCACTTCGGCTCTCCGTCTGGATCGAGACGGGTCCTCGGAGATCGTGGTATCACTGTCAACCCCGGTCCCCGTCACCGCAGGACGGAGCTACGAGGTATCCGCCCCACTGTGGCGTAGTGACGGCAGCGGGCAGAGCGTCGTGCGGCTCGACTGGCTCGACGCATCTTCCGCCGTGATCCGCACGCGCTCGTACTCGTGGAGCGGATTGACCGAGCGGTGGCAGGTGGGGCCCTCTAGCGATCGAGCGCCGACCGGGGCGGTAGCACTGCGGCCGACGATCACCTTCCCCCCGGGGGCAGGCTCCACCACCTACCTGGACCGAATCTATATCGGGGAGGGTGGTCTCTCCGTGGTGGCGGAGGAGTCTGCGGCCCGCACCGTCAGCCTGCGTGTCTCTGGCCTCACGGTCGGCAGCTCGGGGTGGCGGTGGCGGCTGGAGCGGCTTCTCGAAGGACAGGCCCCGGCCCCTGTGCGCGGGTACACCGGAGACCTCATCGCGCAGACCATTGACTCGGACGTGGTGGTGGTGCCGGATCATGAGGCGCCCCTCGGAGTCCCTACACAGTGGCAGGTCACGGTCTACAACCCCAGTGGTCCCGGCGAGTATGGCTACATCTCCGACGCCCTGACGCTCCCGGCGGACCCGGACGTGGTGTGGATCAAGGACCCCACGCTCCCGGCCCGTTCCACGTCGGCGGTGGTGCAGACGCTCCCAGACTGGCAGCGAGCAGCACGTCAGGGGGTCTACGAGGTCCGGGGACGGGCGACCCCCGTCGTGATCTCCGACGTCCGCAGCTCCGCCACTGGCACACTCACCCTCACGACGGAGACCGCCGCCGAGCGTGACGCCCTCTGGTGGGTGCTCGACGCCGGCTCCACCATCCTCCTCCAGTTCCCTCCGGGCTGGCGCGAGCCTGACGCCTACGTGGCAGTCGGCGACGTCACGGAGTCGCACATCGTGGATCTGGCGGAGTACACCGACCGGGCGTGGTCCCTCTCCCTGACTGTGGTCGACCGCCCCGTGGGCGGCCTAGTCGGCAGTGTCGACCGCACATGGGCATCGGCTTCGACAGGTGGCACGTGGTCGGAGACGACCTACCCCTTCACCACGTGGCTCGCGTTTCTCACGGGAGGTGCCGTCTGATGTACGACGTATCCGACCGCTACCTCCGCGCACTCCCGTACCCGCACACCTCCGTGACGCAGGTCGACGCCTACTTCGGCGGGGAGCTGACGGCGAGAGACATCCCTATCTCCGACGGAGGGGTCACTGTCGACCGCGGGAGCAAAGCCCGGCGCTCACTCTCGCTGACCGTGCCGGACCTCAGCCTCGTCCCGTGGGACGCCACTGACCCGCTCGCGGTGTACGGGCAGCGGCTTGTGGTCCGGCGCGGAATCAAGTTCGCCGACGGAGTCGAATGGGTTCCGCTCGGTATCTTCCGCATAAATGAGCCGAGCGCCGATCTTTACGAGGGCCCGATCACGCTGACCGGCGTGACGGAGGAGGCGACGATATCCGACGACCTCTTCATGGCTCCCGTATCCACAGCGGGTTATCCCGGGGCCGTGGACGCCATCACGATGTTGATTCGGAGAACCATCCCGGATGCCGTGATCATCAACCAGACGTCGGACAGTCGGAATCCGAGCGTGGCAACTGTTTCGTGGGATGCCGGAACGGACCCGTGGGACGCCGTTGTTCAGGTCGCGACGGCAATGCGCGCAGAGATCTATGCCGACGCCCTCGGGAGTTTCGTAATTCGGGACTTGCCCGATCCGTTGACGTCCCCCGTTGTCTGGGAGATAGCCGACGGTGAGGGCGGAACGCTCATCGATATGGGCCGCCAGATGTCTCGAACGGCCGTTTACAACGCCGTTGTGGTATCCGGTGAGAACTCTGCCTCCGATGCGCCCCCTGTTTCTGGCGTTGCGTACGACAACGACCCCTCATCGCCGACGAGATGGGGCGGCCCATTCGGAAGGGTGCCGAAAATCGTCACGTCCTCCCTGGTGTACACGCAGGGGGATTGCAATTCTCTCGCCGCGTACATGCTCGGTGATCTCACAGCGCCGAACGTCGAGACCTCAATCTCCTCTGTTCCGAATGCCGCTTTGGAGGCGGGAGACTGCATCAGGACCGGGGCAAAGGGACGACGTCAACTTCACATCGCGCAGAGCTTCACCGTCCCCCTTGCGCCCACAGGGGATTTCCCGATAACTCTGCGCGGAGGAAAGGACGATGTCGATGTCTGAGCGCTTCCTCGCCTCGGTCTCACGCGTCGCCACACGCACGGTGGAGCAGGGTGCCGCCTCCTGGTTCCTGGCTACCGTGACGGCTGTCTACGCCTCCGGGCACGTCGACCTGACGACCGCCACGGGCCCCGTCACGAAGATCCGACGCCTCCGATCTTACGGAAACCCGCAGGTGGGGGACCGGGTAGTGGTTCGTCGCCGCGCGTCGGGTGACTGGGTGGTGGACGGGGCACTTGCCACTGCCTCCGACGCCTGGCAGCCCCTCACCCTGCGCGCCGGTCACACGCTGACGACCGGCCCGAACGACGCCCCGCCATCGGTGAAAAAGACGTCAGACGGCCTAGTAGCCCTCTCCGGAATGCTCGCCCCGAGCGGCCTGACGACGTCGGACAGTTTCGTTATCGCCGATATGCCGAGCGGAATTCGCCCGCAATACCGAGGTGCCTGTATGTGCGTCGGTGACGCCGTGTCCGTTCGCATCTACATCAACGTTGACGGGACCGTAAGTGCCCGTCTGATTACCGGCTCGTCCCCGTCGTGGATTTCCCTCGACGGGGCGCAGTGCCGATGACTCCCGAGGAGTAAAAAGAATGCCGAAGCCTGACGGGTACGGCCAGGGGATCAATTACCCCGTTCTCTCCGACGCACCGAACATCGAAACGGCCTTCCAAACGGTAGTAAACGGCACCGTTGCACGGACTATTCTCCGGTTCGCGAACTCCAACGAACGTGCGGCGACCCTTGTTGGCGATTACGCGCCCGTTCCCGGGATGATTACCTACCTCATCGCCGAGGACCGGTACGACCGCCGAGACGGAGACAACGTTTGGCGGCCGTTGTCGCCGGGTCCGTGGACACCGCTCACATACTCGTCGGGATACAGCGCCAATGCCGCAAACCCTGGGTACAGGATTGTCAACGGCGAAGTGCAACTCCGCGGCTCGGTCCGCCGGTCAAATGGCGCGGATCTCGCCACGGCCACCGAAACGCAGTTTCTGACGATGCCGAGCAACGCAAGGCCCATTGGTGGCGCAGTGTCGCTCATAGTCGCGTCGAACGTGTCAACAACTTCCGGCGTGAGCCGCTTGTCCGCCCGCCTGACGTTCAACGTCAACGGGTCGGTCACGTACTGGCTCGGCCAGAACTCTCATAGCGCCTGGGTGGCGCTGGACGGCGTTCGCTACAGCGTCGAGTAATCGACGCCGCACCTACATACAGCCCCGCAGCGACGGGGCTTTTTTCATGCCCTACGAGAGGACGAGCACATGGCACGCATGACCGGCGCCACCTGGCGCCCCATCCCCGTCAACTACACCGGAGGCGGACAGACCAGCGTCCGAGGCGTCGTCGTCCACATCATGGCCGGGACGCTCGCGGGCACGGACTCCTGGTTCCGCAACTCCGCCGCCCAGGCGTCCTCGCACTTCGGCACCGGCAGGTCGGGGGCCCTCTACCAATGGGTGGACACCAAGGACCGCGCCTGGGCGCAGGCGGACGGAAATCGCTCGTGGCTCTCCGTGGAGAACGAGGGTAAGGGCGGGGACGCGCTGACGGACGCGCAGCTCGACCGCAACGCGCAGGTGCTCGCGTGGGCGCACGAGGTCTACGGCGTCCCCCTCCAGGTCGCGAGCGGTCCCTCCGGCTCCGGCCTCGGCTGGCACGGGATGGGCGGAAGTGCATGGGGCGGGCACACCTCTTGTCCCGGCCCGAAGATCGTCGCCCAGCTCCCCGAGATCGTGAAGCGCGCGAAGGCGCTCGTCGGCGGGAGCGGCACGGCACCCCAGGGCGGCTCCTCCTCGACGCCGGTCACGCCCTCGGTATCCCGCGCGAAGGTCACGATCAACGGCCTGACGTACGGCTACGGCGCCAAGGGCGATCACGTGACGACCGTCGGCCGTGCCCTGGTAAAGAACGGATGCTCCGCCTACGTCAAGGGCCCCGGCCCGACGTGGAGCGACGCGGACACCCGGAGCTACCAGAAGTGGCAGACGAAGTGCGGCTACTCGGGTGCTGACGCCGACGGTGTCCCCGGTGAGGTCTCCCTGAAGAAGCTCCTGGGGAAGCTGCCGTCGAAGCCGGCGGCCAAGCCCTCGAAGCCGAAAGTCTCCCTGAAGAACGTCATCGCTGCCGCGCGCCGAGACCCCGGCCTCAGGCAGGGCGGCACCACGCACGCCGCTGACGTGAAGGTGGTGGAGGCGGCCCTCAAGGCAGAGAAGCTGCTCAGCGCCGCCTACGCCTCTGACGGCTCCTTCGGTTCCATCACCGTGGCCGCCTACGCGAAGTGGCAGCGCTCCAAGGCGGGCGGCTCGTACACCGGAAGCGCCGCCGATGGCATCCCGGGCTCGGACTCCCTGAAGCGCCTCGGCGCCCGGCACGGCTTCACGGTGGTCGCCTGATGGCTCCTGAGATCGTGACCGCCCTCGTCTCCTCCGCCGGCCTCGTGCTGGTGGCGGTGGTGGGGGTGGTCCCCGCCCTGGCCGCGCTGCGGCGCACCCGCGCGGCCGTACAGGAGCAGGCCGAAGAGACCCGGGGCGTCACCCTCGAAGCGCTCGACGCCGTCGGGTCCCGCCTCAGCGCACGCTTCGACGCCCGCGTGGACGACATCCGCGATGACATCGATGCCATCCGCGAGGACGTCGCGCGCGTTCGTGAGTGGCAGGCGGGCCACGACGCCGAACACCTGATCATCGGACGACACCACGGAGGCCCCACCGCATGACCATGCCCGACGGCATCGCAACCGTAACTCTGACCGGACGCTACATCCGCCCGGATGGCACCCCGGCGAGTGGCACCATCACCGTGGCTACTCCGTCCACGCTCACCATCCCGGACGCCGACACCATCGCCGTGGGCGCCGCAACGGCGGTCCTCGATGAGAACGGCCAGTTCTCCGTCGTGCTCATCGCGACGGACACCCCTGGGACGCAGCCCGAGGGGTGGAACTACACCGTCACCGAGCGGTTCCGCGGGAGCGCGACGAGGACGTACGGCATCGCGCTCCCGCAGGCGGTGCCTGTCGTGGACATCGCCGACATCGCCCCGGCCGACCCGTCCCAGGGAAAATACATCCCCGTTCAGGGCCCGCCTGGTGCCGACGGGAGGACGATCCTCTCCGGCGCCTCGACACCTGGCGCCGGCCTCGGCGCGGACGGAGACTTCTACATCCAGACCGCAGGCTCCACCTGGACCATCTACGGCCCGAAGGCGGGCGGCGCCTGGCCAGCAGGTGTCCCGATAGCCGGCGGGGGAGGTGGCGCCGTCGCGTCGGTGAACGGCAAGACGGGGACCGTCGTCCTCGCAGCCTCCGACGTCGGCGCCGTGGACACGTCGGACCCTCGCCTCACCGACGCCCGCACGCCCACCACGCACGCCACCTCGCACGGCTCAGGCGGCCCCGACCCGATCACACCCGCCGCCATCGGTGCCGCCTCCTCGACGGCCCTGACGTCGCTCACCACCCGCGTGAACGCCGCGGAGGCCACCCTCGCGCAGCTCCCGACCGGCATGGGGAGCGTGCGGAGGCAGATGGTCGACCCGGGCCTCACCGACCCGGTGATGGCCTCGCCGCCCGCGATCTCGCTGACGAAGGCGACAACGTCCACCATCTCCGGCGCCATCCGCTACGCCCCGGCGCCCGTGGTGCTGAGCGGGTCGGATGTCCGCGGAGACTTCCTCATCTGCGGTGCGACCGACATGCAGGTGGGGACGGTTGCACCTGACCCGAACTACGCGTTGCCGACGTCGAAGTACCCGCACACCTACGCGAGCGGGCAAAGCGCCTGGGCCTTCGAGTTCGTGACGGACGCGGACGCCTTCGAGCTGCGCTTCAAGGCGATCAACAACGCCGCGTACAGGCTGTCGGTCGACGGTGTCCCCGTCACCCGCGCCCCTGTTCCGACGGGTGCCCTCTCCGCCGACGCCGGCTCGGGGCACATGCTGAAGGTGTCATTCGGCTCGTCGGCGATCCGGCGGTTGCGCTTCGACCTTTTCACCGTCCCCTTCGGCGGCATCTACATCAACAGCGCCTTCCAGCTCTGGCGCCCCGTGTCGACCCGTGGGCGCCTCATGGTGCTCGGGGACAGCATCACGGACGGCAGCAACCAGAACTCCGGTCAGGGCATCGGCACCTGGCTCTACAAGGCCGCGCGCATGATGGGCGTGACGGACGTGTGGGACCAGGCGCGCGGAGGGACTGGCTACACGGTGGCTGGCACCACAGCGACGTTCGGCGACCGTCTGGCGGCCGACGTGGTGGCGTACCGGCCGGACACACTGGTGATCATGGGTGGCTACAACGACAACAGCGGCTCCCAGTCCGCCATCTCGTCTGCCGCCGCTTCCCTCTACAGCGCCGCGAAGGCCGCCCTTCCCGCCGCTCAGATCCTCGTCGTCGGCCCGCACGCTCCGACAGGTGTCCCGGCGACGAGCCTCGTCAACACGGACATCACCCTTCGCGACGCCGCTCAGGCCGCCGGGCTCCCGTACGCCTCCCTGATCACGGGGGAGACGAGGAACGGAGCGGGGACGGTGATCAGCACCCAGACGCCCTTCGTCACCACGGCGAACGCTTCCTCGATCATCGGCACCGACGGCGTGCACCCCACCGACGCGGGTCATGATCTCCTCGGCCGCTTCATGGTGCGCGCCCTAACGCCGCTCCTGCCGCTGTAAAAAGTCCAGGAGTCGCCGGAACATTTTCCGCGGACTGCACCACCACGTAGATGAACACCGCTACGAGGAGGCGCACATGGGCAACATCGGCTTGATCGGTCGGGCGAGGGTCGGCAAGGACACGGCGGGGCAGTGGCTCGTGGACAACCGGGGCTACCGTCGTGTGTCGTTCGCGGACCCGCTGAAGGAGGCGGCGCTGAGGATCAACCCGATTGTCCGCGCCGTTGGCGAGGGAGACGGCTTCGGCGCTTACACGATCGACCTACTGGAGGTCATCGAAGATCTTGGGTGGGAGGCCGCCAAGGACCAGTTTCCCGAGGTCCGCCGCATCCTCCAGGAACTCGGCATGGCGGTCCGTGATCTCGATCCCGAGTTCTGGCTGCGTCAGGCGCTCGCGAAGGTGACGGAGGCGAACGAGGCGGGCGTCCCCGTCGTCATCACCGACGTCCGTTTCCCGAACGAGGCGGAGTCTCTGCGACGGGCGGGGTTCCATCTCGCGTACATCGACCGACCGGGGATGCCGCAGCTCGATCACGAGTCAGAGAAGGCGCTGACTGTGGACGACGCCGACTACACCATTCTGAACTGCGGGCCCGTCGAAGACCTCCATGGCAAGGTGGAGGTCTTCGCGCAGCGCGTCTACGCCATCGAGTCCCGCCGCCACGGCAACCGGGTCTGGTGAGCGCCGTGGACTGGGCCGACTGCCGGTGCTGCTGGCCGCAGAAGCCAGCGATCCGCAAGGCCGTGGGGTGGCGACGGCTCGGAAAGACGCCGGACGTGGACGAGGCTATCCCGCCCTTCTGGTACCTCAAGATCGGCCCGTGGTCCCGCGGTCACTACGACACCTGGGAGGAGGCGCGAGACGCCGCCTTCTACTACCTCTCCGACGAGGGCGCGCACATCGAAATGAGCGCTCTCCTGATGTAAGGACCTTCCGTGAGTCGACTAGCAGACCTCTTCCACACCCTCTCCCTCCGCGCATACCTCGCGCTCCAGCGGTTCGCCGAACAGGAGCCCGTACGCCTGCGCTCCGCCCTGACGTCGGCAGTCCTCGCGCTTGCCTTCGTCATCCCCTCGATCTCGGCCCCGGTGGCTGAGCAGATCGGGATGATCGGAGCCGTCGCGCTGCCGATCCTCGTAGGCGAGAGCACTCGGGCGAAGGTGAGCCCGACGAAGGACGACGAGTAGGACCCGCAGCCCCCGGCCTCTTCGGAGCCGGGGGCTTTCGGCGTATGGAGACCAAGGCGAGTCCGCTCGCGGACAGGGCAGCACGGATGCGGTTCAACAGGGCGATGCGGGAGAAGGGGGTGGGGGCGAAGGTGTGCGGGAAGTGTTTTGTGGTGAAGGGGTTGGAGGCGTTCTCGTTCAAATCGAAGAGTGCGGGTAGCCGCATGAGCAAGTGCCGTGCATGTACGGCCACGGACACGCGTCGGTGGCGCGAGAAAAACCCCGATCGTGCCCGCCAGTGGCGCGATCAGAACCGAGAACGGGTGGCTGAGGCCAACCGTCGGTGGTACATGCAGAACCGAGAACGGGTGGCTGAGGCCCACCGTCAATGGTGCGAGCAGAACCGGGAACGGGTGGCTGAGGCCAACCGTCAGTGGTACATGCAAAACCGGGAATGGAAGGCTGAGTACGACCGTCAATGGCGCCAGGCCAACCCCGATAAGCACCGCGACAAAGCGCACCGACGTCGCGCTCGCCTCGCAGCCGCAACCATCGAGCCCTTCACCCCCGCCGACCTCTACGCCGACTGGCAGGAGCACGGCCTCTACGCCTGCTTCTTCTGCGCCGGTCCCGCTGAACCCCTTCACGTCGAGCACTTCTACCCCCTGAAGCCTGCCGACGAATCCGCCACCCCAGGCCCTCACGCCCTCTTCAACCTCGTCCCCGCCTGTCAGGCGTGCAACCTCTCCAAGGGCAACCGCGAGCCGTGGGCGTTCCTCCGCGACGCCCTGGCGGAACGGGGCATCGACCTCGACGCCTGCTTGGCGTTCTTCGACGTCGACTGACCCTAGGCCCCGTCTTCCCGCTGGGAGGGCGGGGCCTTTTTGCGTTGTGGCGCGGGACGAGCGTGTAACGTTTTACGCTCGTCAAGGGCCCTGCGGTGGTCGGATGGGAGCGCATCCTATGAGTACCCTCTCCGCCATGCCAACATCGACAACTGAGCCGCTCGCAATGGCTATCAGCCGATTGTGGGACCGACTAAGGAAAGACCATCCCGGTCTCCCCGCTGTGCAGCTCGTCATCGTCCCCGGGCGGGAGCCTCGGGACCACGGTCCGGACCGGTGGCGAACCCGCGACGACGACACGGTGGAAAGCCTGCTCATCCATGCCGAGACTGCGGAGGCCGGCGCGGACGCCGTGGTGGAGAGAGTCTTGCACGAGGCGGCGCACCTCCTGAACTGGCGACGAGGCGTACAAGACACGTCGTCCCGCGGGGCCTACCACAACACGCGATGGTTGGATGCTGCCGAGGAAATGGGTCTCGTACGCCCAAGCGATGCTCCGCAGGGTCGTGCAACTGGCGGCACGGGGTTCACCGCCGAACTGGCGGACGAGACCCGGTCGCGGTACGCAAAGGACATGGCGGCCATCCGCAACGCCCTGGCGGACGCTACAGATGCGCTGCGGGTACCGTCTGCCCCCCGCCCGAGCCGGGATTCCAGGCGCTCCCTCACATGTAAGTGCTCACCACCTCGCCTACTCCGGATGTCCCAGGCCGAGGCGGCGAGAGGTCCCGTTGTCTGCGGCGTGTGCAACGCGGAATTCCGGCGGCGTTAGGGTTGCCTCTGGAAGCCGCGAGGTTTTCACGCTATCTTCGGGACGATGTCTTACGAGAGGACACCATGAGCGCCGTCGAGCGGTCGAGGAAAGCTGCCCCCGCACTCCCGACGGGCGCCCCGGCACCGGAACTGGACATCCGGGATATCTCCCACGAGACCGTCGACGCGCTGGTGGCGAGAGGGACCGCCTACTCACGTGAGTATGTACGCGTACAGGACAGTGCCACCACTCTCAAGAAGAACGTGGCAGTGGTGTGTCTGGCGCTGCGACGCCAGATGGGGGACCTGGCCGGCGACTCCTACGAGTACCGGCGCCGGGTATCCGATATGTACGAAGCGGCGAACATCCCGGACGACCTCAAAGAGTCGATCCGCAGCGGGGTGCGCTATCACATCGGCAACCTGATGCGTGACGTGTACACACCGGACGAGCTGGCAAGCCTCCACCTCCTCAAGTCGAAGCCGGTCGACAGGATGCGGGAGCAGGCGACCCGTACGCGTGCGCTTGTGACGGCGATCCAGGTACAGGAGACCAGCCGGAAGAAGAAGCCGCCTCGCGCTGTCGAAGCCAAGCCCTCCGCAGCGTCGGAGAAGGGCCTCGCAGTCAAGGCGACTGCGGACCAACTGCGGCTCGCGGAGGCCGCGCGACGGGTTGTTGATCAGGTTGACGAAGAGGTAGTCCGGGACTCCATGACACCGGGGCAGCGCCAAAAACTGGACGATAACCTAGCCGCCATGGAGAGCCGCATCCGCTCCCTGCGCCGGAAGCTGAAGCGCATGGGCGACGGCACCTGACGTCGACCGGCTCCTCGTCCACCTCCTCCGGAGACAGACCTCGCACCAAACCGCCAAACTAACCCCTAGTTTCACTTTCTCTCTAACGCGTTAGAGAAGAAATGAAAACAGGGGTTAGTTTGGCGTTTTGGCGTGCGGTCTGCACGGATGCCGGGGACGAGGAGACCCGACGAAGAAACTCCCGCCGCCAGCGGAACATCCTCCTCGCACTGCACCACAACACAGGTGTAGACGAGAGGAGGCCACATGGCCGCAGGAGTGAGCACCCTACAGCGGGGCGGGTCCCGCTGGTACGTGAACCCGGACGACGGCCGGATCAAGGTTCCGGGCGTGACCAGCATCGTCGGAATGGCCCCGAAGGATTTCCTTCAGTTCTGGAACGCCAAGCTCGTTGCCGAGGCCGCCGTCGAGCACCGGGACACCGTCCTGAAGCTCGCCGAGCGAGACCCCGCAGGCGCCATCGACTACCTGAAGCGGGCGCCTCGGCGCTACACGCAGGAGGCCGCGGACCGGGGGTCGGCCGCCCACGACGTCTTCGAGCGCCTGGCGCGCGGGGAGGACATCAAGGACCGGCACGTCCACATGGACATCAAGCCGCACGTCCGCTGGTTCCGCGAGTTCCTGGAGGAGGTACAGCCCGAGTTCCTGCACCTCGAAGAGACCGTGTGGTCCGACGAGCACAGCTACGCCGGGTCGTTCGACGCCATCGCGAAGGTGGAGGGCGAGGCCGTCGGCATCGACTGGAAGACGTCGAAGTCCGTCTACGACTCGGTCGCCCTCCAGCTCTCGGCTTACCGGTACGCGAACCGCATCATCCTCGCGTCGACTGGCGAATCAGTTGACGTCCCGAAGTGGGACGGAGGCGCAGTGCTCCACGTTCGCCCCGAAGGTGCGTCGCTGGTGCCGGTCGAGTGCGGTGAGGACGTCTTCGACGCCTTCCTCCATCTTCGCCACACCTTCGATTGGGAGAAGGACGGCAAGAAGCGCGTGATCGGCAAGCCTGTGTGGCGCACTGGCGAGCAGCAGACCGGGACGCAGAGGCGGGCGGCGTGATGGAACTGCGAGAGCGTGTGGCACGAGCGCTGTTCGATCGGGCGCACCCCGGTGGTCGGTGGGACCGCGAGCCCGGCGGGCTGCATGATGTGTACCGGCGCCGGGCGGACTCCGCCCTTGGCGTCATCGAGACAGAGCTGACCGGCCTTCGCGCGGACCTTCTCACCGCCCAGCGCGACCGGGACCGCATCCACGCCGAGTTGGAAGCGGAGCGGAAGGAGTGGGCCGAGGAGCGTGAAGCGCTGACGCGACGACTGGAGACCGTGGGCCGCATCGACGCTGCGAAGACGTGGATTCCCCCGCTGGTCTGGCACACCTTCGCGAAGGAGACCGAGGCCAGTCTCCGCGACGTCATCGTTTCGCAGGCCCTGGAGATCACCCGGCTGAAGGGGGAGGACGCATGACGACCGCCCGGCAGGCACCGCGCACCACCAACGCCCCCGGTCCCGGCGTCGCCTGTGCCGGCGCCATCGTCGGCCTGGGATTCATCCCGTTCCACGCCTGGCTGCTCATGCTCGCGCTCGGGGCCGCGCACCACGAGGTGTCGGCTTCGGTCCCAGCGATGGGGTTCGGGGCGACGCTGCTGATCTTCCTCGGCGTGGGAGTGGTGGCCGGCGTGCTGCGGTCCCTGTTCCGGAAGACCCGATAGTCGACTAGCGGAGGAGAGAACGTGCACGAGTTCGTAGAGTGGCCGAAGACCCGGCGCCTGTTCCGCGACATCGTCGTGACGGAGAAGATCGACGGGACGAACAGCGCGGTGCACATCAGTGCAGTTCCCGGAGGTGTGGAACCGGGCGCCTACCCGGTGGAGTCGGCTGCCGTGGTGCTGGACGGCGTGCAGTACGTCCTCACCGCTCAGTCCCGGCGCCGGATCATCACCCCGGGCAAGACGACCGACAACTACGGCTTCGCCGCCTGGGTCTACGAGAACGCCGCAGACCTCGTGCGCATCCTCGGCGAGGGCACGCACTTCGGCGAGTGGTGGGGGCGCGGCATCCAGCGCGGGTACGGGCTGGAGGAGAGGCGGTTCTCGCTGTTCAACACCGACAGGTACGCCGAAATGTCGGCGCTTCTCGGCGGTGCGGAGGTCACCTCGGTGCCGGTTCTCTACCGCGGGACCTTCGCCGAGGCGGCCATCTTCCGGGCGATGACGGACCTGGGGGTCTACGGGTCCGTGGCCGCCCCCGGCTTCATGAGCCCCGAGGGCATCTGCGTCTACCACTCGCAGACCCGGGGCGTCTTCAAGGTGACGCTGGACAACCAGGATGCGGGCAAGTGGGAGGCGGCTGCGTGAGCGGAGCAGCGCTAGTCGTGCTCGTTGCTGCCCTCCTCATCTGGGCGTCCACGAAGGACCGATCAAAGTAACGCAACACCTCAGCCCCCGGTGACCTCGGTCCCGGGGGCTTTGGGCGTAGAACCACACACCACTTCACGAGGAGACGTCATGGAGCGCATCAAGGTCACGGCCGACGAGGTCATGAGCACCCTGCGGGCCGTCGTCGCCGAGCGGCCGGACTACGTGTACGCGAGGCCGGAGGCGGACAATCGTGCGGCTGCCTGCCTCTACGTTCACCACGACGACGGCACCGCGAAGCCCGGTTGCCTCGTCGGCACGGTGCTCCACCGACTGGGGGTGCCGCTGGTGGAGCTGGCGAAGTGGGAGGGGGAGGGAGCCTGCTCCATGGTGCCCTCCGTCACCAATCTTGAATGGGAGGACACCTCCACCCTGGCGCTCCAGACGGCCCAGGAGGCACAGGACGCCGGCGTCACCTGGGCCGAGGCCCTGGCCGCCGCTGAAGACGCCTTCGCCCGCTCCTGACCCACCGCAACAACACCTCGCCCCCGGCTGCTTCGGCACCGGGGGCTGAGTGCGTAGAAGCACCTACCGAGGAGGAGTCACCATGAAGACCTCACGCACCATCCACACCGCCAACGGTTCAACCGTCACCGTCTCCCCGCGAGGCATCGAGGTGGACCTCTGGGTCCGCGACGCCGCCGGACGGACCGTGGCCACCGTCGAGATGAGCCGTGCCGACGCCCTGGCGCTGCTTGACGAGCTGGACGAGGTGACGGCATGAACGCCCGCTCCCGCCTCGTCGTCACCCTCGCCAACACCTGGGCCGTCTCCCGTCGGGGCCGCATGACCGACTTCTACCGCGAGGCGGAGGAGCTTGTCGACGCCTTCGCGCACGAGCTGGCGGAGGAGGTCCGCGCATGGGCCGCCGCTACGTACCCTGCGCCCCGACAGCAGGCGCCGCTCAGGCACGTCGTAGACACGGCCGCCGACCTCATCGACCCGAGCAAGGAGACCCCATGACCCCGACCACCCTGGCCGCCCTCCGCGAGGAACTGGCGGACACCCGGTTCGCCCCCTCGGACGCGGATCTCTACCCCGGCGTCGCGTACGTCCTGGAGGCGCTGGACCGGGCGCTGATGCTCGTGGACCTTGTGGGGGAGACGGAGGCGAGGGACTGATGGCGCACTCGCGAGGAGGCACGTGTCCTCGCTGTGGCGGGTACACCGGCTTGGCTGTTCGCGGGGGTGACGACCCGGTGATGTACCAGCACCGCACGCCGCCTCCGTTCGGCTCGCGCTGCTCCGCAGGAGGAATCAGACGCAGCGAAGCGAGCGCGGGGTGGACGGCCCTCGGGCTCCGAACGTATCGGTGGCTTCTGGCCAACGAGCCTGACAAAGCGTCGGCGTACCGCGCTGCGCGCGTGCAGGAGGGTGCCGAGTGAGCCGCATGACGCGCAAGTCCCACGAGCTGCGGTGGTTCTGCTCGTGCTGCTCCATCGACAGCAGCCGCAGTCCGGTCGTGAAGCACATGGCGAAGAGGCGGGAGGAGCGGCGATGGATTCGGGAGGCGAGGGAGGAGACGAAGTGAGCGTCGAAGTCGAGACCACGGAAGGCATCGAGCGGGCCGCGGAGCAGCACCGCCGGGCGGATGTCTTCCGCTCGGCCCACGCTCTCGTGACGTCTCTGAAGTGGGACGAGACCGTGGGTGTGTACGACGTCCTGCAAGTGGCCAGGTTTCTGGAGGAGAGGGACTGATGGCAGTCATCAAGAGCGTCGGCAAGGTAGACGTGGAACTCGCCCTGTCGGAGCTGGAGTTGATCCGTCGCGCACTGCGGTTGGTCAAGGAATTCGGCGAGGTGGAGGACTGGGAGCCCGCTCGGGACCTGCTCGCAGATCTGGAGGCGCGCGCATGAGCATGGCTGACCTCGTCGCAGCCGGCGCCCCGGAGCTGCCAGAGGGGTACTTCTACCGGGTACGGCAGACGCTTCATGTTGGCTACAAGGTGGAGATTCGCGAGCAACGGCGCTTCATGTCGCGGCTGGTCGCGGACACGTTCGTTTTTGAGGAGCGTCACAGCAACATGGAGTCGGCCGTCGTCAAAGCCTGCCGGTACGCCGCCGCAACGATGCGTGAGCGAGCACTCAGGGAGTCGAAGGCCGCAACGCTGCGCGCGCTCGCTGGGGACCACGATCCGAAGGGCGGACGCTGATGTTCGGACGCAAGACACCCACCGTCGAAGAGCAGCGCGAGGCACTGTCGCTTGTCCTGCTCGAAGCCCGCGAGCACCTGGAGCCCATCCTCGACGCCGCTGACGGCCTCAAGGCTGACCTTCTCGCCCGCGGGCGGTCGCCGGCCGTCGTGGACCACATCGCGGGGACGTGGCTCGCGAGCGCCCTGAAGGCGGCGGTGGGCGGATGACGGTCAAGCTGATACGACCCACTCCGTACCTGACGTTTCCGGTAAGCGCGTACCTCCACCGCGTAGACATCGAAACCGAAGACATCGGTGCCACGATCGGGACGAGGCTGACGTACGCCGGGGTGAACGGACTGCGACGACAGGCAGTGCCGCTCGTGTCTTACCGCCCCGGCACGCGCTACGCGGACAGGGCGGAGGAGTGTGCCGTCGAGCACCTGGCGAAAGCTCTTGAGCGAGCGGAGTTGTCGGGCCGCTTCGACTTCGTGGACTTCACGACCTTGGCACTGGCACTGGCGGACGTCGTCCAGGAGGACGGCTGCCAGCTGTGGGACCCCGACGAGGATGGCGAATGGTGACTCTCGCGGAGGCAGTCCTCCGTCACGAAGCCTCGCAGCCCGGGGCGCTCAAGTGTGCCGGACGGTGCCGCCATCGGCGTCCACGAGAAGAGTTCCGCGAGACCCCCTGGCACGGCCGTGCCGCCGCCTGCAAGCGCTGTGAAGGGCTCGACTGGCGGGACCGTGAACTCATCGAGCAGCGATGGGAGCATGAGCAGACCCGTGCCCGGTTGCGTGCGTATGAGACGTACTCAAGGCGGCTGCGTGTGTTCCCGCTCTACCGGCAGCGGTACGTCATGGGCTGGGGCGCCCAGACAACGGCAGACCTCGTCCGTGCCTACGAGGCGCCCTTCGTGGGCGCTGTGCAACGCGCCGAGAAGCGATGGGGTCCCGTCATCGAACAGATGGTACGGCAGGCATCTGCCGTCGCAGAGGAGGACTACGCATGAACAAGTACACCCGTCGCCTCGTCTTCCGGCGCTGGGCCGTGCAGTTTGACCGGCCTGTGAACCCGCACCTCGTACACGAGGCCAACGCCGCCTTGATGCAGGAGTTCCCCCACCTGTTCGCGCCCGACGTCCCCGAGACGTTCCGAGGTCCGAAGTGGGGGACGAGGTGACGACGCCACTCCCGGGCGACTTCGGCCTCACCCGCATCGAGGGACTGACAGGCCGCCTCATCAACCTCGGCCAACACCTCATCGGCGACGGCGCCCCCGTACAACACGCCCTCGTCTACGTGGGTGGCGGCATGGTCGTCCAAGCGATGCCCGGCGGGGCGGAGCTGATCCCGCTGGAGGAGGCAAGCCCCGTTGTCGCGTGGTCGACGGGGGTCGTCCCGCTGACGTCCGAAGAGCGCGCAGCGATAACGCTTCACGCGCGATCCCTCGTCGGGACGCCGTACAGCTTCCTGGACTACGCCTCCATCGGCCTCGCCTTCTACCGCATCCGTCCGCGGTGGGTGCGGGACTACGTGGCGGACACGGGGCACCTCATTTGCTCGCAGTTGGTAGACGAGGTCTATCTCCGGGCCGGCGTGCACCTATTCAGTGACGGTCGGATACCGGGGGACGTGACCCCAGGGGATCTCTGGAAGGTGGTGTGCGGACGTGGCTGATGAGGAGTTCTACGAGCGCGCCCGGTCTGTCTGGGCGCGATACGACGACATCCAGAGTGAGGAGGCAGAGGCCGCAAAGCTTCGGGACGTCCTCGCCGTCGAGCACCGCCGCGCGACCGATGCCATCGAGCGGGAGACGGCGACCGAGAAGCACGCCGAAGAGCTGATGGTGGCGAATGCCCGTCTTCGCCTCGCCTGGACGTCGGCCCGACGGCGAGCGAAGGTCACCGCTGGGGCGTGGCGGTACCTCCGCGTCCAGGTACAGCGTCAGCGGGAAGAGGCACGCCGCCAGGACGAGTTCGCAGGCTGGCTCTGGCGTGAGATGTCCAAGCGTCGTCAGGAGCGAGACCGGTACCGCCTCGCCTGGCTCTCCGCCCGACGCCGTGCCCGCAGGGAGATCGCCCTCGCCCGGGAGGCTGTCGAACTTCTTCAGGAGGAGAACGCCCAGCTCAAGGCACGTCTCACATAGGAGCGTCAAACATTGCACGCTCCTGACGGAACATCTGGCGCCGACTGCACCACAACAGAGGTACAGGCCGCTACTGGCCACTCACCGTAAAGGAATCACGCTCCATGGCAAACAACATCTTCAAGCTGTTCGAGACCGACCCCGACGCCCGCCCCAAGCCGCGCTTCACCAGCGACATCGTGGGCCGCTTCCGGTCCGGCCGCCTCGTCGGCAAGATGCCGGAATCGCTCAACGAGTGGAGGGTCACGACCGGGGACCCGGAGGTGGCTGCCGAGCTGGCACGCCTCCTCGGTGGTGAGCCGGAGGAGTGGAACACGGACAGGGAGGACAACCTCGAAGTCCTCACCACCTCGAAAAGCGTCAACATCATCATCGAGTCGAGCGACAAGATCGACGCGAGCATGAAGCTCTTCAGCGCGAGTGGTCTCTTCCACCACTGCGACGGCGTCGCCTACCTCTCGCCGGAGGAGGACAAGGGGCAGGCGTGCGGCTGCCCCGAGTCGCTCCAGGAGCGCAAGGACAAGGCGCGCGTGGGTCGCGGCCCGAAGCCGAGCATCGACATCACGTTCCGCCTCACCGACGCCCCTGACCTCGGCCTCTTCCGCTTCAACTCCGGCTCGTGGGAGTTCGTCAAGGTGCTCCACGAGCTGATCGCCGACGTCGACGCCTACGACGGCCCGGTCCGTGCGACGCTCACGATCGAACACATCGAGTACACCGCGAAGTCGGGCAAGGATGTGGCGTACAACAAGCCCTCGGTCAAGGTCCTCGGAGCGTACGAGGCCGTCGGGGCGGACGACATTCCCAAGGCCGCCTGACCCGCACCACCACGCAGCGCGCCCGCTCCTCCGTACCGGCAATACGGAGGGGCGGGCGCTTTCACGAGTGTACGCACACAGAGGAGGTAGCCCGTGCCGATCCTCGAACTCTGCGCGGGATACGGGGGCCTTGGGCTCGCCGTAGAGGCCCTGACGGGCGACAGGGTCGCCTATGTGGCCGAGGTGGACGAGGCGGCGTCGAAGGTGCTCGCCGTCCGCTACCCGCACGCGCCGAACATCGGTGACATCACCACGTACGACTGGCGGCAGCTCATCGGAGAGGTGGACACCATCACGGCGGGGTTCCCCTGCCAGAACCTGAGCAACGCGGGCCGACGAGAGGGGATCAACGGTGACCGGTCAGGGATCTACCGGAATGTCGTGGAAGCAGTTCGCGTCCTTCGACCGCGCCTCGTCTTCCTGGAAAACGTCTCGGCCATCCGGTCGCGGGGGCTCTGGCAAGTCGTCGCCGACCTGGCCGAGATCGGGTATGACGTCCGGTGGACGTGCCTACGAGCTTCCGACGTGGGAGCCGCCCACCACCGCGACAGATGGTTCGCCGTCGCGGTACCTGCCGTCACCTCTGTCGGCTGACTCCAGGTCCAGCGCCAACTACCGGGCGGACGGAACCCCATACGGGAGTACCCACCCGCGGCCGACGCTGACCGACGCTGTTCGGCATCTGCTCAAGACCCCCACCGCCAACCTCGGCCGGAACGGCGCTGCTCAGCACCCCGACAAACGCAAGGCCGGCGGTCATGGGCCGACGCTCGACGACGAGGTGGTGTACCTGCTTCCTGCGGTGGAGGAGGCCGAACTCGTCCAGGACTGGGCGGACTTCGAGCCCGCCATCCGACGGCAGGAAGCTCTCTCCGGGCGGCCCGCACCACTCCCGACGGAGACCGGCCCCCGGGGCGGACGACGCCTCACCGCTCGCTTCGCCGAGTGGTTGATGTGGCTGCCGGACGGGTGGGTCACCGACGTACCGGATCTCGTCCCGAAGGGGCGCGACCCGCGGGCGAAGCAGCTTCACATCATCGGCAATGGCGTAGTGCCCGCCCAGGCGTACGCCGCCTTCAAGCACCTGCTCGAACTCGACGCGCCCGAGGAGAACTGATATGGCCAAGACCCGGCTCACCGACTTCACGGGGGCGGAGATCCGCCCCGGCAAGACCATCGTCTACGCCACGCGCCGCGGGAACCGGGTGCGGCAGACGGAGGCGACCGTCCTGGAGACCATGAGCGACAAGCGGGCGGGCCGAGTGATCCCGCGCCTGAAGGTCCAGCCGACCGGCCGTGACTCTGGCTTCTCGGCCCGCTCGACGCTCGCCCCGCAGTACGTCAGCGCCGAACACGTGGTGGTCATCGGCGACGCCGACACCACCGACTGACCCCACACCACCCCGGCCCCCGCGCACCGACGACGCGGGGGCCTTCGCACGCATGGAGGAGAGAGCATGGACGAGAAGACGTTCAAGGTCGGGGACAAGGTCACGAACGAGGTGTCCGGGCCCGGGGAGGTGGTGTTCGGCCCCTTCCAGGGGGTGGCAGGTGCGGGTATGTACCTTGTGAAGGACGAGGGTAGCCCGGTGCACTGGATGCTGTCTGCACGCAGCATCGCGCCGCTCCCCGCCTTCAAGGTCGGCGACAGGGTCACCGCCTATGGCACCCCGTCCGTCATCGTGGGCGGCCCGTATGACGAGGCGGGGAAGCGCCCCGTGTGGGTGGTTCGCACGGAGGATGGCACACTCTTCTTCCCGAACGAGCAGCGCGTCCGCCCCGCCCCGGCCGACGAGCCCGCCCTCGTCCCCGTCGGCACGCGAGTCCGGGTGGACCGGGCGAGGTACGCGGAGGCGAGTCACGGCCGGACGGGGGTCGTTACGAGCAACACGGAGACATGGGAGCCCTACGAGGGCGGGCCCCACCCCTACGAAGTCGACCTGGACGACGGCGGCACGTTCTACGCCGCCGAAGTCACCCCCATCGACGACAAGCCGGCTGCCGGCTTCGAGTACAACGGCGTCGTCTACGAGTACGGCGCGCTGTACCAGGGCCGAGATGGGGACCTCTTCCGGTTCCGGCCTGAGATCTCCGACGACGGCACCGGCACCCCACAGGGGCAGTTGGCGTACGGGACCGAGGACGACGGCTGCCCGTGGCACTGGAGCCTCGCCGAAACGGTCAGCGGCTACGGCCCTCTCACCAAGAAGTAGCAACATCCCAGCCCCCGGCGCCCACGTGGCCCGGGGGCTTTGGGCGTAGGAGCACCACCGACTACGAGGAGAACCCATGGCATCCGCCGCGTACGAGACCACCACGCGCACCATCGAAGAGACCACCGTCGTGCTCCGGCTGACGGAGCACGAGGCCGACGAGCTGCGAGTGCTCGTCGGCGAGAGTGACGCTACCCGAGTCCGCTTGAACATCCTCCAGGCTCTCCAGGAGATCACCTCGCCGGTCGCCGCTACCGCCTCCGACACCGTCGAGTACGACGGCAAGACGTACGAGCTGGGCGCGAGGTACCGAGACGTTGACGGCGACGTGTGGGAGTTCCGGCGTAACGAGGGCGGCCAGGTAGAGGGACGGTACTCGACCGCGTACCCGTGGAGCGACGACTACTACCCGGGCTACGTCGAGCGCACGTTCGGCCCCCTCGCCAAGCTGTGACCCTCACCATCTCCACCACGGCGCCGGCCCTCGGGGACATCCGCTCCCTCGGCAGGGGCGACGCCGTGGTGGTGTACAGGGCGGCCACTGAGCGGCGGGACTGGGCTCGGTACTGGGAGGCCGTGGGCGTGGCAGTGAGCAGGGGAGCGGTGTTGAGGATGGAGGAGAGCTGATGAGCATCTTCGATGGCGAGCTGTACCGCTTGAGCGTGCGGTTCGTGAACTCGGACGGCAACACCGTGCGCGTGTCCGAACACTTCACCTACGACGCTGACGAAGTACCGGACATGGTCACGATCCTGGCAGCTCGTCCCAACGTGGCGGCTGTGGCGGTGCACAGGCTGGAGTACGTCGAGACGGCGGCTCGGACAGATTCCGGGCTGACGTACGGCGACGTGTCGGACTGGGAGGAGTGGTGACCCACGAGCCCAACACCCGCGTCGTCCGCGCCCTGCCTGACACCGAGCCCGTGGAGCGTCTGCCCCGCGCGGCGATGGCGAAGTGGCCGTGGTTGACGGAGGAGTTCTTGAACGAGCTGGAGGACGAATGAGCTACATCAACGTGCACAAAGTGAGGACCACTCAGGCCGAGGTCGGAGCCACCAACCAAGTGATGCTCCAAGGGCTGCACGAGGGCAATGAGGTGGTCAGTTCACGCGAGGGGGAGGAGCTGTCGACGGCGGCAACGATCCTCGACCTGTTGCGCGAGCTGGACAACGGCGAAGCGCTCGTGATCACCGTCGACATTTTCTGAGGGGGACGGATGAGCTGGAGACGCCGTACAAACCCGGAGCCGGTGCGGGGACTGCCGCTCGACGGACCCGAGTTGAGGATCAACGGCGGCACCCAAGTACTTCACGCCTCGTCGTGGCTCGCCTGGCGTGGGTACCGCTGCATCGAGGGGATGAACGGAATTGCCTTCAGCCGTGGTGGCGGTCCCGCGTACCTCGCGACGTGGGGCGACACGCTGGTGGATCTCGGCGGTGCGGTAGTGGTGAAGGGGGCGGGGACGTGACGACCCACATCGACGGCGAAGACTGGAACATCTCTCCGGAGGTGTGGGCCCTCTTCGGTCACTGGTACGGCGACAAGGCGTACCGCAAGGCGGCGTTCGTTGCCGAGTTCGAAGCGGCGGTGCGCACGAGAGTGGCCTCCGAGATCAGCGAGCGGGGCTACGAACTGCGCTCGTCCGACGAGGGCATAAGCCGGGAGGAGTGGGCCTGTTACGGCGAGGCGGCCGAGATCGCCAGGATAGGGCTAGCCCGTGTCCGAGACGAGTGACCGGCCGACGGACTACGAGGTCCGAGTTCAGCAGCCCAGCCCCGTTGCCCTCTCCTACGGCTGCGACTACCCGCTGTACGTCGTCTGGGACCTCGTGAACGACAAGCGGGTGCCGTTCGGCAACTACCGCCGCCACGACCAGGCGGTGGCACGCATTATCCGGATGAGAGACCGACGGAAGGGTGCCGATGGCCAACCCCAGTAAGCAAAAGGGCTCCGCCTGGGAGTCCGCCTACGTCGCCTACCTCCGAGAGCATCACAACCCCGACGCTCACCGCAACGTGCAGATGGGCGCCAAGGACATCGGCGACGTCTCGGGCCTGTACCTCCACGCCGCCGAGCTGAAGGCCGAGAAGACCATCACGCTCGCCTCGTACATCGCCCAGGCGAACCGCGAGGCGATCAACGCCGGCCAGCCCTTCGGCTGTGCGGTCGTCAAGCGCCGCATGAAGGGCACGGCCGACGGCTACGTGGTGCGCGATGTGCGGACGGACGTCCGGCTGATGAACCGCTTCCGCGACGCGGAGCGCCTGCTCCAGCACCACGCACCCGCCGAGGTGTGGGAAGCGCACGACGAGAAGCACCGCTAGTCGACCAACGGAGGCACCGTGAAGAAGGCAGTGATTCAGTTCTCTGGGTACCTCGCCGTCTACCCGGACGGCGACGAGTACGAGGGCGGGGAGCTGACGATAGAAGATGCCCACGGCTGGGTGGAGCACGCCATGTCGCGGGGTGACAAGCACGCCGGGAACTTCCTGACGTCAGCGAGCGCGGAGAGCGTCGAGTACGAGGACTGCGACGAGGACGCGTAGATCCGGCAACAACACACGCACAGGGGCCGTCCTTCGGGGCGGCCCCTTCGCCATGCACTGAGAGGAGAGATTGTGCGACTGTCGGAGATCCTGTCCCGCCTCGACGGGGTCACGGAGGACCACGACGGGCACATCACACTGTGCCCCGCGCACGCGGACCGGCGCCACCCGAGCCTGAAGCTCACCCTGAAGGAGGACGGACGCCTCCTCGTCGTCTGCCGAGCGGGCTGCGAGACGAAGGACATCCTTCGGAAGCTGCGACTGAACCCCGGCGACCTCTTCAACGTCGACGGCCAGGGCGCGCGCACCATCAGCGCCAGGGCGCCCGAGACCGTCGGCCCCGGAGAGATCGCCGGGCTGCGGATGTTCGTGGACGAGACGGCGGGGAGGCTCCAGCTCCCGGGCGCCGCTGAGGAAGCGCGAGCCTACGCTCTCCGTCGCTTCGGCCTGACGCCGGAGCAGGCGGAGGACCTGGGCGTCGGCTACTCCCCGGCCAGTGACCGCCCTCAGCCGTGGCTCAGCCGTGGCTTCACCCGGTACCCGCGGCTGACCGTGCCCCTCGCGGGCTTCGACGGTGTGGTGCGCGGCCTCCAGGGACGTGACCTGTCCGGCAAGTGCCCCGCTCGGTGGGTCTCCCTGGCCAACACGGAGGGCCGCACGTGGGCCAAGTACGGCGTCCTGCGCTCCGGCGCCGGGTACGACACCGTCCTCATCTGCGAGGGCCCAGGAGACGCCCTGACGGCGTGCGGCGCGGGTTATGACGCCGTGGCGGTACGAGGCGCCGGGCTCGCCAGGAACGCCGCTCTCGTGGCCGAACTGGCGGCCGGCCTCGCGGGCTCCGACGTCGTGGTGGCCGGTGATCAAGACCGTGCGGGAGCGCGGTTCACCGACTCCCTGGCGCTCGCGCTGACGAGGGCGGGTGTCATGGTGCGCCGCCTGGAGATCCCGCACGAGGGCGACGACCTGACCGATTGGCGCGCGCGGGACGTGGAGGGGTTCCCTGCGGCGCTGCATCGAGCCGTGAGGGAGGCGGGAGTGATGGGTGTCGAGAAGAAGGAGAGCGTCGAGACGAAGCCCGCCCCCGCAGAGGACGGACTCCTTGTCCCCGCCGACCGGCGCGAGGCGTTCGACGGGACCGACGTCGGCGTGGCAGTCCGCCTCCGCGACTACATGGCTCGTGAGGGCGGGGGAGTGCGGTACGCGAGCGGCCTCGGATTCCTCGTCTGGGATGGCACGGTGTGGGTCCCGGGTGGGGACGAGGTGCGCACGGCGTTGCTCCGCATGGGCGCTGAGCTGATCAGCTCGGGCGACGACGGCGCGCGGAAGCTGGCGCTGAAGGCGCTGACGAACCGGAGCATCGAGGACGTAATCAAGATCTTGCCCTCGGTGCCCGGAGTCCCCGCCCGGGCGGCCGACTTCGACGCCGACGAACACCTTCTGAGCGTGGCCAACGGGACCGTTGACCTTCGTACCGGATCGCTGCGCGAGCACGACCCGCGCGACATGATCACGCGTCGCCTCGACGTCGCGTACCGCCCGGAGGCGGAAGCGAAGCGGTGGGAGCAGTTCCTCGTGGAAGTGTTCCCGAACCACCCGGAGCTGCCTGCGTACATGAGACGGCTAGTCGGCTACGGCATCACGGGGTCGACGGCGGAGGAGTGCTTCGTCTTCCTCCACGGGGACGGCAAGAACGGGAAGAGCAAGTTCCTCGGGGCGCTCATCGACACCTTCGGGGGCGTCACGAAGAGCACGGAGTTCTCCACCTTCGAGAGCCGGGTCAGCGTTGGCCAGGCATCCCCGGAGGTGGCGGCCCTACGCGGCGCGCGCCTCGTAACGGCGAGCGAGACGGAGAAGTACAGCCGGCTCGCCGAAGGGCTGATCAAGCAGCTCACGGGCGGCGACCCGGTGACGTGCCGGGCGCTCTACGGGGCGCCGTTCACGTACGTGCCGTCCTTCCTCCTCATGGTGGCGGGGAACTACAAGCCCGCCATCTTGAGCCAGGACTACGGCATCTGGAGGCGCGTCAAGCTCGTTCCTTTCGAGGCGAGCTTCAAGGGCGCGAAGGCGGACCTGACGCTGGCCGCGCAGCTCCGCGCGGAGCGGGAGGGCATTCTCGCGTGGGCTGTCCGAGGGGCCCAGGAATGGTACGCGAACGGCCTCGGCGAGCCTGACACCGTCGCCACCGCCACGCAGGACTACCGCGAGAGCGAGGACCGCCTCGCGGAGTTCCTGAACGCCCGGTGCGTGCGCGAGGACGGCGCCCGAGTGGCGCCCATGGCGATCCGCCGGGCGTATGCGGAGTGGGCCGAGGATGCCGGCCTGAGCCGGAAGGAAGTGCTCAGCGGCTGGGCCCTCGGCGTCGAGCTGGAGTCGCGGGGGTTCGTGAAGGACAAGCGCGGGAGCCGCTGGGGGTTCAACGGACTCCGGCTCATGACGGACGAGGAGAAGGAACGCGCGAGTCGGCTGGATGAGAGCACCGACGAACCGCACGCCATTGACGGACCGACTGACATCTTCGGCCAGGCGAAGGAGGCAGCATGATCAACCACTCGTTCCCCGTGCTGGGGCAGCCGATCCCGGTCAGGGTTCCGCAGACCGTCGAAGACTTCCAGGAGTTCCAGCGGTACGTGCTCGACCGCGCGAACGCTGGGGAGCGCGTCGCCTACGACACGGAGACAACCGGCCTGGACACCTACAGTTCCGGATTCCGCATCCGCACCGCGCAGTTCGGCACCCCGAACGAGGCGTGGGTGCTCCAGGTGGAGAAAGGTAGCGACCTTCAGCGTCTCGCCTCGTGGGCTCTGCGCACCCTTCCTGCCCTCTCCATGCAGAACCGCAACTTCGACATGCTCGCGTCCGACCGGCACATCCCCGGGATCACGCTGGAGGAGCTGGCGCCGAAGACGCTGGACACCTACATCTACAGCCACCTCGCCGACCCCCGGCGCCGGGATCAAGGAGGCGTGGGGAACGGGCTCAAGGACGCCTCCGCGCACTACGTCGACCCGTCCGCGCCGGACACACAGGGCGGGTTGATCGAGGAGTTCCACAAGATTGGCTACACGAAGGACACCGGGTGGCCTCACATCGACATCGACAACCCTCTCTACCTCTCTTACGCCGGCGGTGACGTGATCCTGACGTCCCGGCTCCTGCCGAAGGTGGAGGCGCGGGTCCGGGAGCTGGGGATCAACCCCGCGCTTCCTGCCTTTGAGCACGCCGTGGGGTTTGTCTGCGCCCTCATCGAGCGCAGAGGAATGCGCATCGACCGCACGTACACGGCTCAGCTCTCCTCCGACCTCCGAGAGGAGGCCACGCACTGGGCGGCGGAGGCTGCTCGGTACGGCGTCGCCAACATCAACAGCACTCGGCAGGTGTCGGAGGCGCTGCTCGGGATGGGGGAGAAGATTCCGGAGCGCACGGCCGGCGGTGCCGTCCAGGTCAACAGCACCGTCCTTAAGCGCCTGGCGGACGTTGACAAGGACTGGGAGCCCATCGAGTCCCGCACGCCCAACCCGCTCGCTATGGCGATCCTCCGCAGCAAGCGGGCGTCGAAGTGGCGCACGTCGTACGCGGAGGCGATGCTCCGGACGGCCGACGAGAACGACAGGGTGCATCCGAAGATCGGGGCGCTCGCGGCGCGCACGGCCCGCATGTCTATCTCGGACCCGCCCTTCCAGCAGCTCCCGTCGGGGAAGTGGGAGGTGCGGCACGCTGTCCGTGCTGACGACGGGTGCCGCATGATCTCTGTCGACTACTCGTCGGTTGAGCCGCGGGTCATGGCGGCGCTGAGCGGTGACGAGCGCATGACGGCCGCTATCCTCCGGGGCGACGACCTTCACAACCTGACGGCGGCCTCCGTCTATGGGCCGGGCTTCACCCCGGGGCAGCGCAAGGTCGCGAAGGTCGTTCAGCTTGGCGTGGCGTACGGCGGCGGGGCGAAGACGATTGCGGCACAGACCGGTCTCACGCTCGCCGCTGCTCAGTCCGCGGTGAAGGGCTACAAGCGGACGTACCCCCAGCTCGCCCGTTACATCCGGGACTTGCAGCGGCAGGTGGTCCGCGACGGCTACACCCTCCGGACTCCGTCCGGGCGGCGGCTCGTCTTCGACCGGGACGCCGCCTACGCCTCGTTCAACGGTGAGATCCAGAGCACCGCGCGCGACATTTTCGCGCAGGGTCTCTTGGAGATCCACGCCCGAGGGCTCACTCCGCATGTGCTTCTCCCGGTCCATGACGAGATCATTGCGGATGCCACTGACAACGAGGCTGAAGAGGTGGGGCGAGAGATCGGCGAGGCTATGACGATGACCCTGCGCGGCATCCCGCTCGGTACCGACCCCGACGTGGGCGGCGCGTCGTGGGGCTCCCTCTACATGAAGAAGGCCGAGGTGATGACGGCGAACGACGAGTGGTACGCCGCGCACCCCGACGAGGCGCGCAAGGCGGAGGAGGCGCGTAAGTGACCCGCCTCGCCCCCGTCTTCATCCCCCGGGCGGTCAAAGTCGATCGCTCCGTGGCGCAAAGACGACCCCGTACGGCCCGTCAGGTACCGCGTCTGATCCATGTCCTGCCTCCTCGCCGTGGCCAGGAACCGCCCTCCGGACCCTCCCGCCGTGACGTTCTGCGACGGTGGGAGGAGCTGGAATGGTGGTCCTGCGTCTACTGTGACCGCTCATTCGGGCAAAGGGTTGCACTAGAGATCGACCATATTCGTCCGCTGGCGAGCGGTGGCCTTCACGAGTGGTCGAATCTGGCGCCCTCCTGCGCCCGTTGTAACCGAGCGAAAGCGGATACCGACGTAGCGGCGTGGCTCGCGTCCTCGCTGGTGACAGCCTTGTGACACATCGCGTTCCGCTACCGGGCAACTACGCACTGGCGCCACGACACATGCTCGCGAGCCCTTCATGGGACCTTCACAAGGTTACAGTTCGGTAACGCGATCTAAGGCCACAGATGTTAGGGCGGCGGACATAACCGCAGGTGAACTGAGTGACTGACGAGTAGTCATACAAACGCCACTTCGCCTACATCGGGCATCCAGTCCCAAATCCCCCAGTCACACCGCGCGTTTCGCGACGCACGGCAATTGCCGGAGGCCCCCGCGTGACCTACCTTTCAGATCCGAGCACGACCGAGCAACGCTTGTCGGACCTCGTCACCGCCCTTCAAGAAGCGGTCGATGAGGTGCGTCAGATGGTCGTCATCTATTCCGACGCAGTACACATGCCGGGCCTCGGGCCCGAGCAGGACCCCGACGGCACCGGGCGCAAGGCAACCACCGGACCGTCGAGACCGACAGAGCGGACGGCGCTGGACGAGCGCCGCCAGGCCCTCCGGGACGAACTCAACAAAGGCGCTTCCCAACTGCCCTACGCGATAGCGGTAGTTCGTGGCGTCGCAGCATCCATGGACCGAGCCCTTGCATGTTGGGAGGGGGAGGTCCCGGCTATCTCGGGGGATGGTCAGCATGATTCTGATTACCGGGCCGCAGACCACGGCCCACGAGCGTGAGGACCTAGCCGAGGCCGCCGGCTTGCTGGGCGCCTACGCGGTGACGAGTCCCGACGTCATGTGGGCCGAGGTCACGGCGGTGTACTACCTCGACGGCTGCGACGGCTGCTCGCGCGCGACGGCCGACCTGGCGGTGGCTAGGGCGCTTGGCCTGGAGCCCGTCCCCGTGGCATGACCGAGGAGCGTGCAACGTTTGACGCTCCTCCACCAAGACAGTGTGCGGCGGGCCTGATGGCCCGTGGCGAGGCCCGCCGCTCTCTTGGTCGACGTGTGACTCAGGTCACACCATAGCGCCGGAACATTCCGCGCTGACTGCACCACAACCCCAGCACAAGCGCTAACAACTCACGGAGGCTCCCATGTCTATCGTCGTCACCCCCGCCACGGTCCGGTCCGCTCAGGGCGGCGACTCCGACGCTACGTGGGACGTGGTACAGGCGCTTGACCCCGTCATCCGGGCCGCCATCCGTACTGCGGACAGGTCGGGGACGGCGTCCGCGTCGGACCGGGAGGACGCCCTCCAGGATGCCCGAGCGGCGGTGCTGACGGCGCTTCGGTCGTACGACTCCGAGGTGGGTGCGAGCCTCATCACTTACATGACGCCGATCATTGTGGAGGCCGTGGCGAACGAGCTGACGCGAGGACGGTGCTCGGTGACGCGGGACCCGAAGGTGGTTCGGACCGTCCGCCACGCCCTGGCCGTCGCGGACGGAGACGTTGAGCAGGCATGGGCCGCTCTCGAAGGACGTAAGACCGTGAGTCGTGCGCGCTTCCTCGCCGTTCTGGAGTCGGAGCGTGAGCCTCTGACGTGGGACGCCCCCGCCGGGGGTGACGGCGAATCCATCACGCTCCAGGAAGCCGTGCCCGCCCCGGAGCCCGACACCGACATGGAGCGTCGCGACTACGCCCGCTGGCTGCTCACGCAGATCGCCCCCCGTCAGTCCTTCGCGCTTCGCGCCTTCTACGGCGTGCAGATGACGCAGCGACACGACACCGAAGCCAGTTTCGAGATGGGCGTCACGCCTGCGCGCCTGCGCCGCCTTCGCTTCGACGGCTGCGAGTCCGCCCGCCGTGTCGCAGCCCAGTACAGCACCCTCTCCGACCTCGCTGCCTGAGTAGCGCGAGTCCTTCACGAAAGGCTCACCGATCATGAACCGCCTCCCCTCCCTCGACACCTACGACCTCCAAGGCATCGCCACCGACGAGGCCGCCCTCTGGGGCGACGACGTCCGGTACGCGGTAGAAGACCACCTCGACGCCGAGACCCTGCGCCTGATCGCCGACCTGCGCTGACCCGTTCCGCTAGTCGACTAACGGACCTACAGAGGAGAGAACGAATGAACGCCGAAAAAGTAACCATCACCTGCCTGTACAACATCGACGACCGGGCCCGCGTGCTCGTGTTGGGGGCGGAGGTGGCCTTCGAGATCGAGAGCCGCGACGCCGTGGTTAGCGTCGTCGCCACCCCCGATACCGCCCGCGAGTTCGCCCAGGGCATCCTGCGCCTGGCCGACGAGGCGGAGCCGGCGGGAGACAAGGAGGCCCCGGCCCCGACGCTGCTTCCGAAGGTGGGGGATCGGCTCCGGGTGACGCGGGATCAGCCTCTGAGCTGCCCGGTTACGGCGGGCACCATCGTCACGGTCGTCGAGACCGACTACGAAGAACCGAGCGGCGAGCTTTACGTGCGCGCCTACCTGCGCGATGGCGACAGCTTCGCGTGGTTCCTGCCCCTCGACGCCGTCGAGCCGGCCGACGAGCCTCCCACGCCCTCCGACACCCCTCGCACCCGCGCCGACTACGCCCGCGAGGCGGGCCTCATCCTCGGCCCCGGCGCCCCGGGCATTCTGGAGCTGGCGCAGTGGCTTGCGGAGGAGCGTGCAACGTTGCACGCTCCTCACCGTTAGGGGTTGTGGTGGCCACGCCTCGTGTGTCATAGTCGACGCAGCGCGAAGGTCTAGCACAAGTCGGGGCGCCTCACTCGGAGGCGCCCCAGGGGAGGGGTGGCGAGATGATCCGCGAGACGTACAAAGGCCGCACCATCAAGATCACAAAAGGATCGCAAGCGCTGCATGTCCGGATCGTCGTCAACGGCGAGGACTTGGGGGAGTGGGTCGGGTCCGAGGTCGGCGAACTCGATTGGGTGCGTCGGACCATCGACGCTGTGGAAGCAGACAGCCGTACTGGTCGCCCTTACGCGGCTTGCTGGTACGCGGCCACAGCATGAGCCGAAACGCCCTTCGGGGCGTTGGGCGGGAATGGTCTCCCGCCCCTGATGAGGCAGGCCGTAGGAGGAGATATGTCAAAGCACCCGATGACCCGCACGCAGATGAAGGAAGACGCACAGAACACCCTCATGCACGGGATCGCGAACGCGCTGGGGTACTTCGAAGAGGTCTACGCGCCGATCGGGTGGGACGGCTGGACGGAGGCTCAGCGCGACGAGTACCGGCGCGTCATGCGACGCGAGGCCGACCGAGTGGCGAAGCTGTTCGGCTTCGAAGAGGCGTGGTCCAACTAACCCACTCGCCCCGTCTAGGCATCGCCCGATCACCCCGGCACCCCCAGTGCCGGCGGGCGCGCGGTTCGAATCCGCGGCGGGGCACTCGAAGACCCATCGCAGAGGAGAAAACATGACTGCCGAGTTGATGAAGCGCACGTTCCTTCGCACCCACCGCTTCGGTGTGACGAGGCAACTGGACGAGAAGCGTTTGCGTGGGGCGGCGCGCAACAGCCGCAGCCCCCAGGGACGAGAGCTGATTGCGTCGAACATGGTCTACCGCAAGCGCCTTACGAAGTAGCCGACACAGCCCCGGGACGGTTCAGCCGTACGAGCGTCATAGCTCGCCCGGGGCGCGCAAGTCACCCACGCACCCCACACGCGGAGGCACAGCCATGACCTACAGCGAGATCTACCGACTGACGCGCATGGCCCCCGACGGCACCCTCACCGCCCGCGAGTTCCAGCCTGCCGAGGAGGAGGCCGCACGGCAGCTCTTCGAGCATGAGTCGGCGTACCTGGAGCGCGGGGAGGGGATCACCCTGGAGCGGGTCATGGTGGTCGTCCTCGGCCGCACCTACAAGGCCCGCTAGCTGTGTACCGCGTGACGACCGAGGGTGGCGCCCACGGAACCGTCACGGACCTCGGCCGGCGTCGGCTGTTGCGGGTCGCAGAGCGGGCAGGGGCGACGCTCACGAGGGTGCCGCGTGGTGTAGTGATCGCTTTGCCCGGAGGGCAGTTGATCGCCGTCCTCCGCTAGTCGACTAGCGCGACTCGGGTTAGGGGGTTGTGGTGGCCACGCCTCGTGTGTCATAGTCAGTGCAGCGCGAAGGACTAGCGCAGTGAAGAAGGGAACTGAAATGGTAAGCACCCTCGGCACCGGCGAGCGCACGATCTACGCCGACGACGACCAGGGCATGGAGTGGGCGCGGACGATCACGGGCGAGCGGTACCTCTTCGAGGTGACGCACCCGTACGCCGGTGGACTCGGACGTCTCGTGGTCCGCCGGTGGGTCGAGTGGTCCCAGGTGTGGGACACGGTTCGCGTCAGTTACTTCTAGCCGAAACGCCCTTCGGGGCGACCAACGAGGCCCCCTGCCACCAGCAATGACAGGGGGCCTCCCCCCGCACACCAACACACGCTCACCACTCACGAACCGAGGACTCATGAGACCGCTCCTCCGCCGCCTGGACCCCATCCTCATCCAGGCCGTCATCGCCGCTGCTCTCTCCTTCGCCCACATCCACGACATCGCGGAGGCGGCCGGGCAGGGAGGGTGGAAGGCGTGGGCGTACCCGATCTCCGTCGACCTCCTCATGGTGATGGCCTGGCGACGCATCCGGACGCCCGACGCCAAGCACGGCGGTGCCTGGGTCTGGTTCATCGTCTCGCTGACGGCGTCGCTGGGTGCCAACATCGCCACCGCAGGTGTGCTCGACATGGCGCACCTGCCCGTCGCCCTGCGCGTCCTCGTCGCCGGGTGGCCAGCGCTCGCGTTCCTCGGCGGGTCGCTCCTCGTGCACAGCGAGGTGAAGAAGCCGGAGGAGGGGGACGTCGAGACGGCCGACGAGGAGGTGGTTCTCGACCCGCCCATGGTCGAGGTCGAACAGGTCCCCGCCCCGCCGAAGCCCGTCCTCGTCACCTACGCCGAGGCGGCCCGCGCGCTCGACGTCGCACCCGAGACCGTACGGGGGGCGGCCAACGGCGCCAACCCCCGCCTGACGAAGTACAGCACTGGTCCCCGCGATGTCCGCGTGGACCTGACCGAGGCCCGTAAGGTGCTGGGCAAGCGCCCTGCGGGCGTCTAAGCACCACCACCGAAGCCCCTGCCGGGATCACCTGGCAGGGGCTTCTTTGCGTTCAGCGGCCGACGAGCGGGGGCTACGCCCACGCCTTCCGTGCGTCCTTCCAGAGGGCGTCCACGTGTCCTGCGAAGCGGTCGAAGAGGCCGTCCGGCCCGCGCCGTCGGAGGTGGAGTGTGGGGGACTCGTGGCCGAGGAGCGACGACAGGTGAGGCGTCACCAGCATCTCCCCGTCGAATCGGAAAACCGACAGGGCGATGTGACGATCGCTGATCCGTGTCTCCAGGCCGGCCGGGGGATCGTCGCCCCGGAGGCGCGTCAGGGCGTCCATCGTGATGCTGATGCGCGTCGTGAGGGTGAGCGGCACCCCCTCGACGGCCTCGCGCTGTGCGGTCACAGGGGAGTCGACATCCCCGACGAGGAAACGAACGGCGCACCCCGCTTCCAGCTTCGCGCGGAACTTGTCCGCGATCCTTGGGTGCTCCTGCCAGATGAAGTAGTTGGTGTATCCGGCGAACTCGATGCGGGTAGAGGCCGAGTCGATCAGGCCGGACCACACCGACGTAGGGCAGGCGGCTCGGTACGGGTAAGTCGCCACGATCTCTCGGTCAGGGCCAGTCTTGACCACCTGTCGGACCGCGTGGGGCCATAGCACGTTCTCGTCCACCCCCAAGAGGCTGGCAACATCCGCGCGCGTGCGAGCGTGCGGGATTCTGGCACCGTCATTGAGCCATCGCTCGACGGTCTTGGTTGCGACTCCGATGCTACGCGCCAGTTGTCCGGGTCTGACTCCGGCACCTGACATAGCGTCACGAAGGGCAGTATTCAAGAGGACCCCCGGGGACGTTTGGGACGGTCTGAGGTGTGCTCAATTACTGTCCCACACGTCCTTGACACTGGGCGTGACTATCTGCGGGAGTGGAGAGATTATTAGGGCATGACGCGGATCACTTCGGACGGCGCACTACGTAAGAGCCGAGACCCCTCTCTGTGCGGGTCAAGTTCTCATCCCGGAGGGCTCGAAGAGCCTTCTGCGCCGTCGCCACGGCAATGCCGAATTCCTCGGTGAGCTGCAGCACGCTCGGCACGCGCCCGCCCACTGGGTAGGTCCCGGCGGCGATACGTGCCCGGAGTAAGTCCGCCACCTGTACCCATTTAGCACGAGTGTCATCAAGATCCACTACCGCACCGTAGAGCGCGGCAGCATTCCAGGGCGATCCGTAGTGTGCTAGGGAATGCTATAGCGTACTAGGGGAGGAGAAGGTATGAGTGCCGAGCTGACGTCCTTTGTCGAGAGGCTTCCCGACACCCCCGATCGCTGCCCCGTCTGTATCGAGGAGGCGCAGAGGTGGGTGATGGCGCGGAGCCGCTACGACTACTCAGCCGCCACCGACGCCGCCGTGCGCATTCGTCGGCATCCGGACCACGAGGAGGGGCGCTGATGGGCCCGCATACGGGGGACCCTGGCTACCTCACAGTGCCCACTCGCCCGAGGCCGTACGTGCCCGCCTCCGGGCGTGGCGAAGAGGCGGGCGGGAAGAGTGCCGGGGAGAGTTCCGCACGTCGCTGTGGGGCCTCTGGGACCGTCTCGGCCATCGTGCGCGAGGTGATCCGCGAGTCGTGTCACCGAGGGGTCGATCCTCAGGTTCGATGCGACCTCCCGCCCCACCCGGAGGGTACCCAGCACGGCGTGGACCTCCCCGGAGTCCCGCTGCGCTACCACTGGCCCTGA